GCGAGGGGGCCGACTCGGGGTCGGTCACCGCCCTGCGGGCGTTGGTGCCGAGCATGGTGACCCAGTCACCGAGGGACTGGCTCATCGGTAGTACCCCGCAACTCCGGGGTCGAAGGGCGGCTGGTGCTGCGGCCGCAGAATGCGCAGCGGCAGCCACGCTGGGCGTTCTATCCCGCTGCCGCCGTCGAACTTGATGGTGACGGTGTCCTTGTCCCGCAACACCACCTCCACCTTCCGCCAGGTCTCGTACCCGGTGAGGATGACGTCCGCGGTGTGTTCCGGACCGTCGTAGTCGTCCTTGTCCACCCAGGGGCTGTCGCTGACGTACGGGCCCCGGACCTCGCTGGCCGGGACCCAGATCTCCCGGTACTCCGTGCTGTGTTCGCTCATAGTGGCAACGGCCCCATCACTGTCTTGACGTCTTCGAAGTGGGAAACCAGCTTGGCCTGGTAATCCCGGATCAGCTGGTGGCAGCCCTCGGACTGAGCCGAGGTCACCGGCCCCGGCACTGCCATCAGCCGCCGCCCCAGCTTCAGGGTGGCGCCGGCCATCGACATGGAGCCGCTGCGCCGACCGGCCTCCACCACCACCGTTCCCAGGGACAGCGCGGCGATCAACCGGTTGCGGTCCAGGAACTGGGTGCGGGTCGGGTGCCGACCCCCCGGATACTCGGAGACCAGGAGCCCACCGGCCCGCAGGATCCCGCGGAACATCTCCGCGTGGGCCGACGGGTACATCCGGTCGATCCCGGCGGGCAGCACCACGATGGTGCGGTGCACCGAGGCCCGGTGCGCGGCGGCGTCGATCCCGAACGCGCCACCGGATACGACCACATACCCGTTGGTCGAAGCGTTCTCGGCCAACCGCTGGGCGATGTTGGTGCCGTACGCGGTGGCCGCCCGGGAGCCGACGATGGCCAGCCCGGGCTCGGCCAGCAAGTCCGCGTTGCCCCGGAAGTACAGCTGCGCGGGCCGGTACTCGTTCAGGCCCGCGAAACCCCGGGGCCAGAGCACGTCATCAGGAGTCAGCACTCCGGACTGCTGACCGGGCGGGGCGGGAATCTCTTGTTTGCACGAGGGACAGATGTCCATTGCGCTCCTTCGGTGTGGAATCGGGTAGCCCGTCGCAGCGCTGCCAACCGGTGGAGTCGTGGACCCACAGGTTGTCGCCGGGCATGAGGACGATGTCGCGGCTGCAGTGGGTGCAGACCGCGACCTGATAGACGCTGCCCTGGTCAGGGGCAGCTTGTTCAACTCTTTCGGTGCTCACGGTGTGGCCAGCCAATCGGGGGGGAGGGTCCGCTGTCTTGACCCAAGCCTCTCGTGAGTCTCGGCATCCACCAGATTGCGCGGACCGGTGTAGCCCACCGGGATTTGTTGACCAGGGGGCAGGCAGAACAGGAAGTACTGGTTGGCCGTGTCCATCAATCGGGATTCGGCCGGATAGATCTCGAAGCCCTCGACCTCGGCCCCGGCGATCTCGGTCTTGATGCGCTGGAAGTCCCGCCAGTCGTGGACCGCACGCCGGTCGGCCCGGCGGATGGACAACTCCTGGACCGCGCCGTCCTGCCACCGGGTCACCACCACGACGTACTTGTCGTTCCGCCACATCTCGGCCGACTCCAGTTCGGCGATCAACGGTGCGTCCTGGCCGATGAGCTTCTCCAGATGGGCCCGGCGCTCCGCGTCCAACGGCACCGGGAACGCCCTTCTCATCGGTTGCCAGAGATGCTTGGGTTGCTGCACCTTGCGTCGGCTCATTTCATTGCTCCCTTGATCACGCGGAGCCCGGTCCGCCAGGACAGACCGAGCACTTCCATGCGCAGCAAGGCTTTCTCGTCGGCTCCGATGGGGAACGAGGCGAGATAGCCGTCTGCGTAGGTGTAATGCGGCGGGCCGTACTCACCTCGCTGCGAGAGCTGGAAGTGCTTGAACGTCCCGCAGTCGTTGTTGCAGGCCAGCGTGACGTTCCAGCCCCGCGTCCTGCTCGGCTGGTCCATGTCCGGCCGAGCGGTCCACGGCTTCCAGGCGTGGCCGAACGTCCGGCACTTGATCGCGCCCTCGTTCAGCTCGGTGAGGTTGCGGGCCTTGCGGGGCACTACGCCTCGCCCCACATCTTGATGTCCAGGTCGATGGTGGCTTCGACCTCCTTGCGGACCCAACCGTCGTCATCGGACAGGTTGTCCAGGCCGTAGAAGCCCCACAGCTCCTCGACCTCCCGTTCGCCGTCAGGGGCGATGATCTTGTAGCCGAAGGTGTCTCCGGCCACCCAGCAGGCCCACTCCTCGAACGCGGCCCGCATGCTGTTGTCCAGCTGGTCGTTGGTGATCTCCGGGTAGTCAGCCATCTCCGCGTTGTAGAGGATCCAGCCGGCCCACCCGGAGTCCCAGCCAGCAGCGTCGAACATGTGCGTCTCGGCGCCCAGGTAGGCCGCGACGCCGGAGTGGTCGTAGAGGCTGAACGGCAGGCTGCGGGTCTTGTAGAAGATCCGCAGCCACCGATCGATGACGGCCAGCGCCCCCGTGGTGCCCTTCAAGTGGATGGTCGCCCGGCTGGCCAGCAGCTGGTTGAACGCGGTGTGCAGCCGCGCCTTCCACTCCGTGTCGGTGGTCCACCCGTACTTGCGCTCGTGATCAGGGGCGAGCACCAACACCGGCTGGAGGTCTGCGTCCTCCAGCGGGTTCTCGGCGTAGTCCTGATGGTGAGCCTCGATCTTGTAGCCCTTGTGCTCGATTTCCAGCAGTAGCTCCATCACTCCTCCAGTAGTCGCAGGTTGTCGATGTGCAGCCTGGCCGTCGTGCCACTGCGGTCCAGGCGCACGTAGTAGACGCCGCCCCGGTTGGCGACGCCGCCGAGGATGGTGCCGAACCGGTCCCCCTGCATCCAGCGGTCGGTCGCCGGGTGCAACTCCACCCGGCGACCCTCGAACTCGGTGGGCTGGTAGGACGGCGGCTTGGGGTTCTGCGCCGTCCTACTCTTGCGCGTCTCAGGAGAGGACATTGAGCCTCAGCCCCGACCGGTCGTAGAGCCCGGTGACCACCACGATGGCCGGGCCCGAGGCGAAGATCTCCTCGGGCTTGTACGGGTGGAACATCGTCTGCCCGTCGCCCAGCACGATGAACACCTGGCCGGGTGCCTTGTCCTTCAGCCGCTCCCGAACCTCGGTCAGCTCGATCGTCTCGCCGTCGGGGTCGGGCTGGACCACGGTGGCCTGGTACACGTCGAAGTTGCTCATGCATTCCTCCCATTCAGGGTGCTGACGATGGCCTGGGTGGAGGTCGCCATCACCAGGGCGAAGAACCCGCCGGTCAGCAGATAGGTGCCGAACAGGCCGTTGTCGCCCTGCACGGTGGTGATCACCCCGACGCCGAACAGCGCGACCGCCAGGATCCACAGCAGGATCAGCGACATCGGCGGCGCCGACTTGGTGATGCGGGCCGGGGTGACGGGTACCGGCGGGGTAGGCATCCACTGGGCGGTGGGGTCGAACTGGTTCTCGGTCATTGCGTTCCTTCCGAAAGTAAAAGGGCGGCCCCGGGATTGGGGCCGCCCTGCACTACTACTTGCTCGAATCGCGAGCGATGATCTCGGTCATGTCCTTGAGCAGGGCCTTGCGCCCGTCTTTCCAGCCGGTTTGATACGACTGGCGCGCCAGGGCCAGCCTGGCGCGCTGGATCCGGCGGCACTGCCGACGGCACCAGGTCGTCTTCGGGTGTTCGCAGGACGCGTGGCTCCACTTACCGTCTGCGCGGCGGATCGGGGACGACTGGTCGTGCGTGACGATCGGACGGCTGTCCGTGGTGGTCATCGTCCATACCTCGCTTCGAACTCCTGCTGGTGCTTGGGGCACCGGGTCCGCAGGTGACCCTGCGGGTGTCGGGCGTGGTGGTGCTTGGTGACGGTGAGGTCCTTGTCCTCATCGCACCCCGGGTTCGAGCACACCCCGGTGGGGTTGATCCACCTGTAAGAGGTCTCGAACACCAGGTCCTGCCTGACCTCGACGTCGGCCCCGGGGAATTCCACCCCAGTGAACGTCCAGTACTTGTTGAAGCCCATTGCGGTGTTCCTTTCCGGAACGACAAAAGCGGGGCCAGGCACGGTGTGTGCCTGGCCCCGCTTCGAGTGTGGATACAGCAAAGGCCCCGCGGGTGCGGGGCCTTACTTACTTACTTCATCGCCCTGGGGCTCTTCCACTTCAGCGCGGGGCACGTTTATCCAGTAGGCGATGGGTAGATATTACGACATGGACACCGAAAGATCAAGCGCGGCAAGGTCTTTCAGGCTTGCCCGCTCAAGCTGTCGCATCCACTGGTAGCCATCCATCCGGCTATGCCACTCATTGTGATGAGCGCGGCACAAGAACCCGGTTATCCAGTTGTCAGCATCGTCCCCGAAGGTGTTCTTGGGGGCGAAGTGGTGCAAGTCGTGACCCTCATCCGGGCAGCCCTTGTAGCCGCACGGTATCCACGGCCGCGGCGGATCGTCGACGTGCCAGGTTTCGACCCCTCCCCACGCCTTGACCACTTCCAGCGCCGGCGGCGCAGATTCCCACCCGCACACACAGCGGTCACGCCAGCTGCGCTTCCCGTTGGGCAGGACGTGAACGCCCAGACTGCTGGCGCTGCCACGACGCCATTCACCGGTGTCGCGGTCCCGAACGCTGTGGGACTCCTTGCAGCGGGGCTTTAGGCGGAATCGCTGCCGTTCGTCGTGCCAGAGCAGGGCGGCTTCCCGCTCCGTGAGCACGACGAGATCGTCGGGAACGACCTGTCCGATTTTGGCCGATGGCCGTGATCGACAGAATCGAAACATTCTTCCTTTCCTTCCTTGATGAGCGGACACAAAGAAGGCCCCCACCCGGGATGGGTGAGGGCCTTCTCTGAATCATCGAATCCGACAGATTGTTGAGCTTCCTAGGCTCTCGCGTAGTTCCTGCGCGTGTGCCCCCACTGGGGACATCAGAGGTTCAGGTTGTCTCGCGGCTCCTTCATTGTAACTCATCCGTCGTGAGACTTCAAGTCCACCAACGTTTCTCGCTCTAGTAGCTGGACGGGCCGGAGTTCATCCAGCCCAGACCGTAGTTCACCCGGGCGACCGGGTCGGTCTCCAGGTTGGTCATCCAGTTGCAGATGGTCTCCCACTGCTGCTTCGGGATGGCCACCATGGTCGGGTCCACTGCCTTCTGCCGCTCCCACAGCGACCAGCCGAAGACGAACACAACGACAGCCTCGAACCGCCGCTGGGTGGACTCGGTGGTGTCGGCCAGGATCGACTTGATCGCGCCCATCGCCACCGGGGGCAGGGTGAACTGGAACTGCTCCGGCTCGACCGCCGCTGCGTGTTTGCTCATGACGAGCTCGCCACAGTGGCCGTCTTGACGAAGTACTCGACGTCCATGGTGGCCGCGTCGGCGAAGGGCACCGACAGGATCCGCTGGATCGGGAACGATCCATCCGGACTGCGTCCACGGCTGGCCCACCGGCCGGAGGCCCGGCTGGTGTACCCGGTGTAGACGTCCAGCTTCTCGGCGTCCACGTCGACCACATACGCCCACTCGCAGAAGCTGGAGTCCAGTGCGAACTCGTGCGAGTCCAGCGCGTAGCCGGCCTCCAGGGTCTTGTGCAGATCGCCCTGGCAGCCGCGCAGCACCTGGTACCAGACGGGCGACTCGCTCCGGTTCCCGACGTTCGGGTCGTAGAACCGGGCCAGATCGGCCACCTGGCGCTCGGTGGGGTTGGCATCCTCGTCGACCATCTGCAGGCTCTTGATGGCCTGCATCGTCTCTGGCTTGAGCCGGTTGGCCGAGGTGAGGTTGCCCTTGAGCCAGACCAGCGTCGCCGCCCCCAGCTCCGAGGGGTAGGAGTCGTAGTGGTTGTAGCTCAGCTTCTCGGTCTTGTCGATGACGAAACCGACCAGGCCGCGGGTGCCCATCAGCCCCTCATTTCTTTGTCGATGACCGACTTGCGCACCGAACCGTCCGGGTCGTGCAGGTCACCGTCGTCATCGCCGACGGCATGCCACTCCAGGAAGTTCTGGGCCACCTCCTCGCCGTGGGCCACGGTGAGGAACACCGCGATCGCGTTGGCCTCGTTGCAGCTGAAGAAGGTCGCGTTGTCCGTGAACATGTCCAGGGGCAGCTCGTCGCGCAGCGTGTCGAATGCGTGGATCTTGTCTTCTGCCTGTGGCATCAGTCGTTGTCCTGTTCTGTGTCGGTGACATCGATGTCGATGTCGAGAATGCGTTCGTCTTCGACGTCCGAGTCCATCCGGAACCCGTCGCGAATGGCTGCCTTCAGGTCCGAAACCTGGAGGCAGCCGTACACCCAGGACTCGTCCGGAACGCCGCGATTGCCGTCGTCACGGCTGGCCGCGATGTTCACCGTGATGGTCACGGTGGCCAGGAACTTGATGGGCTCGCGCTTCAGGCCCACCTTGTCCAGGATGCGGTCGATCTCGTCGCACCAGCCGTGCTCGTCGGCGGCTTCGGAGGCGATCTCCACGATCTGCGCCTTGAAGCTGTCCAGCGCGTTGCGACTCCTGCTCACCTCGTCCTGGAGCTCGCCCATCCGGGTCTGCATCCGGGCGATGCGGCCCTCGAACTCGGTGTGCTCGACCAGCAGCCGGTCCCGCTCCGCGGTGACCAGGGACAGCTGGCCGGTCAGCTCCCCGTACCGGTCCGCGACAGCGCCCTCGATGAGTGCGTTGACGGAGTCGGTGGCCGGTGTGGCGCTCTGGGCGCCGTTCAATACTTCGGTCATAATGCGGTAGTTCCTTCCTTGGGATACGGGTGCGCAAGGGCCCCAGCCGACTTGGTCGCGGCTGGGGCCCTTGTGCGTGGATGGATCAGTTGGCCGAGAAGGCCAGTTCGAGCGCCTCCAGGGCCCGGACGTTCAGATCGTGCGCGGCGTCCGGGTCGGACACCGTCTGGGAGAACGACGTGACCGCGTTCATCACGCCGCCGGTGGTCAGCTGCCCGGACATCAAGAAGTGGGCCAAGATTCCTTCGGCCTCGTCCTTGGTGAACGCCAGCTTCTTGGCGACGACCTCGATGGTGCGCTTGGGCTCGGTCACCGGTTTGCCGGCCTTGGCCTCGAGGTCGTTGATGGCCTTCTCCAGGTAGTCGGTGGACAGCACCGCCTTGACCACGTCCCGGGTCTGCGCCCGCACCAGCATGAGTTCCTTGCTGTTGGTGTCTTCGCTCCACGCGACGTGGCCGTCGTCCAGCCGGGAGCCGACGTGGGTACGGGCGAACCCGTCCTTGGTCATCATCAGGCCGTTGGAGCACCGCAGCACGGTGATCTCCGGCATGATCTGCCAGCGGCCGTTGCCCACCTCGGAGTTGGTGAGCAGGAACCCGGCGTGCACCAGTGGCTCGTTGCCGGGCTCGTAGAACCCGTGGTGCCCGTCGCCGTGGCCGCGCTCGCGGAACTGGCGGCCCAGCTCGATCCGCTGGTCGAGCGAGAGCCACTGGGTCTGCCGCTTGGCTCCCTCGATCCCGGTGTCGAAGGGGGAGCGGTAGCCCTCCAGCAGGCCCGGCGCCGCGGCCAGGATCTGCGGAGCCGCGACGTGCACCATCATCCGGGTCTCGGACAGATCCCCGTAGATGTTGAGCTGGTCGGTGCTCACCCCGGCTTCGCGGATGCCGTCGAGCATGGTGAGCAGGCCGTCCACGTTGTCCAGCCGGGCGAACTTGTTCGAGAGCATGGCCCGGGCGATGCCCGGCCCCTCGTCCGGCCGGATGAGTCGGAGGAAGAACGACCGCTTGTCGGCGGCCGCGCCCTCCCGGACGACGATCGGCTCCGGCTTCTCTTCACCCTCGGGGGTGAAGGCCTGGTGCTTGAGCAGCGGCTTGCGCCCCCGGAGCAGGCCGTTGACGTTGCTGTCCCACAGATCCAGTCGCGGTGGCTGGGTCTGCTTGCCCTGCACCGTCTTTCCGTGCCGCAAGCGGCGCAGATAGGACGAGGTGATGTCCAGGCGCTCCGCGACCTGGTCATCAAAGATTTGAGTTGGCCAGTACTCGCCGTTCGGGTCAGTGAAACCATCCTCCTCGAGGATCATCTCCTGACCGGTGATGACGAGCTGCCCGCCGGAGAAGCGCATCTGCTCCGCGGGCACGACCAGGTCGACCTTGCGGGCCTGCTGCTCGCGCAACAGACCCATCAGGTCGCCCAGATTGGCGTTCCGAACAGTCGGAACATGAGCGGTTCCAGTCCGCTCCATGGCCTCAGCCATGTGACCATCCCCTTCCAGGGATCGGTTCTGGCCCGACTCTCGGGCCAGTGTGGAACACGACACCGACAGGGCGGTGTCGCGAGTCAGATCAGGCCCGCGCTGATCAGCGGGGACACGCAGCCCTCGGGGCAGCGGCCGTCCTGCTCGATCACGTGACCGTGCGGGCATTCCAGCACGCACGAGGAGCCCATCTGGGGGTCGTGGATCTCCCAGTCTTCGGGCAGCAGTTCTTCGAGCATTTCCACGAACGGGTCCATGGTCATTCGCCTTTCGGGTCGGGCAGCCGCAGCGTCGGCAGGTTCGGGTTCTGTTCCACGACCTCCCGGCAGGCCACCTTGAGGGTGGGGTCGTACTCGACGAAGTAGCCCACCCCGGCGACAGCGAGGCGGGCCAGTTCGTCGGAGTCCATGACGATCTCGGCGCCGCTGGAGTCCGAGGTCAGGACGTAGCGGTTGGTGTCGATCATCTGCAGGACGATGTTGTCGGACAGTCTCATGAGGACACTTCCTTGACCGTCACCCGTGGGGCGCGCTCGATGAAGTACGTCTCGTACTGGTCGCCGGTCATCCGCCCGCGGGCCTTGGTCTGGTCGACGGTCAGGCTGCAGATCTCGTCGCCGTAGTCCGCGCGGGCCTTGGCGCCGTCCCACCACCTGTTGCGGGTGATCAGCACCTCGGTGCTGCCCTCGACGTGGCGGCCCAGCGGCAGATCCTGCCGGGCCTGGGTGACCAGCGCGTCGTACCGGGTCTGCGCCGCGTCCAGCTCGGCCTTGGCCTTACCCAGCTGGGTGATCAGCGACGAGTAGACGACCCGCCGCCGGACCGGTGGCGGCGGTGGGGGGGGAACCTGTGGGGTCTTCTGGGCGCTCACCGCTCACCCCAGCCCCACATGATGCTGTCCGCTTTGAGGGTGGGAGCCCCACCGAGCGCGACGGACAGCGTGGCCTGGGCGAGCGCCAGCGTGGCGTGCGCCTGGGCCTGGGCGAAGATCTGCATCGCCGAAGCGTCTTCCAGGAACGGATAGGGCGCTTTCACCATGCCCAACAGCCGTTCAGCCTCGTCGTAATGCTCTTTTCCGGTCATTTCGGGTCCTTTCCTGGAAACGGATAAAAAAAGGGGGACGCCCCGGCCGAAGCCGGGGCGTCCCTTTGCTACAGGTGATTCGCGAGTTCCGCGAGGGCGAGCGGCTTCACTCCCCCGCGCGGCATGCGCAGGTAGCGACCGCTGTCCCCGCCGAGGCGGGCGATGTTGACCTTGTCGCCCTTGTCGGCCAGGACGACGAACACCCCGGGCCGGCTCGCCGAGGTGACGAGCGCTCCCGGGTCGAAGATGAACAGGTCGTTGGTGGTCGCCCCGTTCAGGAGCACGTCGGCCGCATTCGAGTCGGCCGGGTGGAGCATGTAGCCGGGGAACCGGGCACCGCGGCCGGGGCGGAGGGCCCCGTCCGCGGTGCATGGAACCAGGGTCGCGTTCTTCGGCCCGTGGTTGGTGACCTTGTACAGCCCCGGGCAGCGGGGGTCATCGATGGCGACGATGGTCCCGATCGGCGGGAGTGAGGCGTCGGACATCAGGCGTCCTTCGCGGTGGTGGTCTCCTCGGCCAGCGGCGGCACGATCCGCAGCTGGCTGTCGACCACCGCGGCCTTGTGGGCCCGGTGGCCGGCCACCGCGCCTCTGGTGGCGGCCACGGTGACCCGGCCCGCGGCGTAGACCAGGCGGGCCTCCTTGGGCAGGAAGGCGTACTCGACGACTCCACCCAGGGTGTTGGTGCGGTCCCATTCCTTGCGAACTCCACTGGCGGCGCCCTTGGCGGCGGCAGCGACGGCGGAGGTGGAGCGGTTGGCGTCAGCCATGGTGCTCATCCCTTTCAGGGAATCGATACAACGGAGGCCCCGCCACGGGATTGTGACGGGGCCGTACTGCGGGTGGTGCAGGGTCAGACGGTCACGCGGTGCTTGCCACCGGCGCGGTGCTTGCCGGCGGCGGCCTTCTCGGCGGCCTTGGCCTCTTTCACGGCGGCCTTGGCCGCTTTCATTTCCTCCTGGACGGCGTCGCGGTGCGCCTCGTAGGAAGCCACGATCTTGAACTCGAGGTCGGCGATCCGGAACCCGAGGCTCGGGTAGCCGAGCTCGGCCTCGACCTGGGCGCCGATCCCCGGGAGGAAACAGCCGAACTTGCGCAGGTTGGCGATCTCACACTCGACCTCATCGAGCAGGTGCCCCGCTGCCTGCATCTGCTCCTCGACCACGGCGAGGGTGACCAGGCTGACCAGCTTGGCCTGGTAGCCGGTCAGGGTCTTCAGTGCCGCCTTGATTGATGCCGGCCGTACCGAGGTGAACAGCTCTTGGCGGGCTGCCACGAACCCGGTCTGGGCAGCGGCGGCAATGCGGTTGACGATGGTGAACATGGGGTGTCCTTTCAGGACTGGGTACGACGAAGGCCCCGGCGCGGGATTGCGCCGGGGCCGTACTGCTGGTGCTACTTGGTGCGTGACAGGCGCAGGGCCTCGGCCCGCTCCTGCTCATTGAGGTGAGGCAGGTGGATCTTCGCCAGGTCCACCAGGGCGCAGTTCCGGCCGCGCCGGACCGCGCTCTGGGGGCGCTGGTTGTTGTCGTCGATCGAGCGGTAGATCGCGACGAGCTCGGTCAGGTGCGCGTTCACCACGCGTACCGCTCACCGAGCTTCGGGGCGACGGTGTGTCGCACCGAGGACTGGTTGCACTTGAGCATGCGGTACTGCCCCAGGCGGTGCAGGGTGACGGTGTTGGTCTCGTCATCGACGGACCGGACCACCCAGTGGCCGTGGTCGGCCACCTTGCTGCCCGAGTACTCGACGTCGTCCCCGACCTCGAAGGCCTGGACGATCTGCCCACCCTCGTACTGGGTGGTGATCACTTCGGCCAGGGCCTCGAAGAAAGTTCCGATGCCAGCCCACTTTGAAGCCATGTCGCTCCCCCTCTGGGTACGAAAAAAGCCCCGCCGCGGGATTGCGGAGGGGCTGGGCGTTACCGGTGCAGTACTCGAAAGCGGGGCGGAGGTGTCAGATCCGGCCTGTTTTTGGGTATGCAGCGGCGAACATGGCTCTATTCTAGGTCATAAGTGCCTTCAACGCAAGTGCCTTCAACACGACACGTGTTGTGGCAGAAAGAGAGTGGTCATGGAGCACGCCCCGCGGGATTACGCCGACTCCCCCATCGTGCAGTACGTGCGGTCGCTACCCCAGGAATTCCTGCTGGCCCGGGAGGTGGCCATGGAGCTGAATGTCGCGCTGACCCTGCTCAACTACCTGGCCCGCGACCCCGAGCGCGGGCTCGGGCCCACCCACCAGGCCGCGTACGGCAGCCTGACCCTGCGGCTGTACACGCCGGAGCGGCTGGAGAAGATCCGGGCGCACCTGACCGCGCAAGGCGACACCGGCGGCAAGCCGCGCCTGTTCACCCCGATAGAACAGCTGAACCGCCGGCGCGAGGCCCAGCGGATCCGCAATCACATCAACGCGGCCAAGGCGTACCGGGCCGAGGGCAAGCTGGACAAGGCGGCCAGGTCGCAGGCCACGGCGGACGAGCTGCAGGTCGAGTTCGACGAAGTGCGCAAGGCCCGCTGTGCCGAATTGGGCATTCGGGACAGGTACAAGCCACGCAAGTCTCGTCGCGCTCCGGAGGGCAGCGTGACTGCGGGGTTATCCTGACCCCTGATGATCAGGGACGATGCGCTCCTGCGGAGCGTCGAGCGACTGTGCGACCTGGAGGTCGAGTACGACATGACGATCCGGGTCCTCGGTGTGGTGGTCGAACAGCTGCAACAGCAGACCCGGGCCACCGAGGTTCGGGTCTCCTCCTTCGCCCTGGACAACCTGCCCGACCTGTCGGCCTGGCGCAACGAGGACGGCTCAGTGTCGTTGCGGGCCAGCAGGTAACGCCGTGTTGCACACCCTGACGGCGGACGAAGAGGCACTACTCCCCCGTCCGGTACCGCCGGGGACGATGCCCCCACCGCGCTGGTTCACCACCGTTCCCCTGCGGGTCTCGGCCGGCGTCGAGCTGGCGCCGGGGGTGTGGATCGTGCCCGACCCCCGGTGGCTGCCGGCCACCGCGGTCGACAACGCGGCCGAGCTGGGCGATCGATCCGATGCCGACGATCCCCCCGTGCGCTCGGTGCGCTACGCCCCGACCGGGTGGAAGCTGCGCGGCCTGTGCTCCAAGCTGCCGCTGGACCTGTCCGACCCGCTGTTCTTCGGCGCCGAGGGCAACGTGCCACCCGAGGGGCTGATCATCGCGGTCAACGCGGCCCGACGGGTGTGCGCGGCCTGCCCGGTAGCTCGCACCTGCCTGACCGACGCGCTGCTCACCGACCAGCGCTACGGGGTCCGCGCCGGCACGTCGGGCCGGGAGCGGAGCAAGATGCGGCTGCGCCTCGCGGCCGGCGCCACGGTGACCGAGTTGGTGGACGAATGCCTGGGCTGAGGGGCCGGCGCAAGCCGATAGCCGGCGGCCTGGTCGAGCTCGGCGCCGACGGGCAGCCGCTGGTGCCGCCGCCAGTGCCCACACCACCGGACAAGGCGGCGATTCGCGCGGCCCAGGCCGAGCTGCGCAGCCCGATGGTCGGCGCGGCCGCGATCGAAGCTGCGTCGCCGGCGGCCGATGCTTTCGATCCGGCCTACGAGGCGCACATGCTGCGGGTCTCCGGCCTGCCCTGGGACGAGGTCGCCGGCGCCACTGGCTACGCCACGCCCGGCGCGGCCGCGCGTGCGGTCAGCTCGTATCTGTCCAAGGCCGCGGCGAACCAGAGCAGCCAGCACCTGCAGGAAGCGCTGCAGACCCAGGTCGACAGGTACGAGAAGGTGTTGGCCAGCTGGTGGACGCTGGGCACCACCGGCAAGGACGAGAAGGCGGCCGGCGTCGTGCTGCGGGCGCTGGAACGGCTGGACCGGCTGCTCAAGCTGACCGACGCGGACACCGTGGTCACCCGGGAGACCCTGGTGATCTCGGCCGACCGCGACGAGTACATCGCGCAACTCAAGGCGCTGACCGACGGCGAGAAGAAGTAGACCCGTTTGGCCCATTGACGGAGTTTCGTCATACAGACATGCTCTCCCCATGACCGATCCAGACCTGCTCAGCACGGCCGAGGCGGCCGAGCTGCTGGGCTGCTCCCCTCGCACCGTCCACCGGCGCATCCTGCGCGGTGACCTCCCGGTGGCTCGCCAACTACCCGGCGAGACCGGGGCATTCCTGTTGCGCCGCACCGATGTTGAACGTGCGCACCAGCTTCAGCTGGGGCGCGACCGGCGGTACACACTCGCCGTCTGACTACCGCCACGGCGGTCGTCCCCGACCCTCGCCCGCCGTGGCGGTTCCTAGCCGTACCCAGGGGTTCTTTGGGACCCGGTCAGGACTACGTCATGATCGCCGAGCAGATCAGGTCCGAAGCGACCGACCCCTATCGGCCACCGAACTTCTGGGCCGCGGGGCTGCTGTCACTACCGCTGTGGGGGTTGATCATCGGCGCGTTCTTCTCCGTCGCTCTGCGGGCGGTGCTGTTGGCCACGCTGGTGCTGGTGGTCGCAGTGGTCCTGCCCCGCAGGTGGCATCTGGTGAGTGACCTGCTGTACCTGGTAGCCCTCGGGATAGTGATCGCCGGTCTCGCACTGGAGTTCGGAGTGTGGGACTGACCAGTGTCGTACCACCCTGCTAGACCTGTCATACCCCCCCCAAGGAAGGGAGCAAGATGCCAGACAATCCAGAGCCGGACCTGATCCTGCGCGGACTCGTGGAGGACTACCTCGACGCCGTGTCGGGGCTGGACAAGTACCGGACCATGAAGGACCAACTCGCCGACCAGATCCTCGCCCGGGCCAAGCCGGGACAGAAGATCGAGGTGCAACCCGGTATCGGGGTGCGGGTCCAGGCGCCGGCGCGCCGGTTCGACGAGGCCAAGGCGCGAGAAGTGCTGTCCGCGGCCGAGTTCGACGCGATCTGCGTGGCCAAGGTGTCCAGCCAGGTGGCCAGCCAGGTCCTGCCCGGCGCACTGCTGGACCTGTGCAAGACGCCCGGCACCAAGGCCTCCGTGGTGGTGCTGGGATGACGGCCGGGGTCCGGCCCGATCCGGCGATCGATCCCAAGCGCGGCACCGTGCACCTGTGGAGCCGCAATGCCGTGCTGCCCACCCGGATCCAGGCCTGCCTACGCCGGGACACCCCGCTGAAGGTCCGGGACAACGGTTGGGCCGCTTCGAACGAACCGATGGACTACTACATCGTGAGCTCGCTGTCGGCCACGGTGGAGCGCGAAGCGGCCCGGCACAACGCCATTCCGGTCGTGCTCCCGGCGGCCACGGTGTGGCTGGCGGCCAAGCTCGATGAGATCACCGCCGCGGGCAAGGATGTCTCGATCTGTGTTCGGAAGGCGCCGTGATGACCGCTATCGACTACCACGCGCAGCAGAAGAATCGGGCCGAGGAGTGGGGCCTTCGCCAGACCAGCGATAACGGGTGCCCACGCAAGCTGGTCGGCCTGCCACACCTGGACGAGCGGTGCTGGTGCACCTCACGCCTCAACGACCACAGCGCCACGTACATCACCCACAAGTACAACCGGCACGTCGTCATCTGGGAGCCCTACGGCATCTGGGCGAGCGACCTGGAACCGGTGCTCATCGCGGCCCGGACGGACGGCCTGAAGGTGGAGATCCACGCCTTCAGTCCGTGGAACCCCGGCCACACCATCGCGCTCAGCTTCTACGTGCCAGCCGAACTGGAACCGTCATGACATCGTTCGACGACCCGAGGGTTGAAGCGTTGGTTGAGGAATACGGCGTCAACACCGAGCACATCCTGTCCGTCATCGACGCGGCTGATGCGGCCGCCGGGGTGCGCCGCTGCTGGTGGGAAGAGTACGGCGAGGAATGGGTACCCGTCGGCGAGCCGCCGTCATGATCAACCAGGACGCATTGACCCTGGACGCCGGCGCGGAGTGCAACTGGCCGCAGGTGGTGTTCGAGGAGATCACCGACGAGCTGCGCATGGCGATCGAATCCGCACCGCGCACACTGCAACGGCGGATCGGCCCCAGCTCCATCGGCGACCCCTGTGCGCGCTCACTGATCGCGGACATGTTCAACCTGCCCGGCCCGCCCGAGCCGCCCAACCTGCGGGCCTGGGTCGGCACCCAGATCCATGCCGGCATGGAAGTGATCATCAACAATTCGCCGGCGCAGCTGACCACCTCCGGTAACCGATACCTGTTGGAGCACACAGTCACCGTGGGCGAGATCGGCGGTGAAACCATCACCGGCTCGGTTGACTGTTTCGACGCTCTGAGCGGTACGGTCGTCGACTACAAGAGCAAGTCCAAGACCCGGATGCTCGACCACCGTCGGCACGGTCCGGGCCAGCAGTACCGGGTGCAGGCCCAGCTGTACGGGCTCGGCATCGCCAATGCCGGTTATCACGTCAACCGGGTGATGTTCCTGTACATCCCGCGGGACGGCGAGTTCGCCGACATCTTCCACTGGGCCGAGCCTTTCGACCCACAGATCGGGCTGGATGCGCTCACCAGGGCCAACCAGCTGCACGCGTTGGCAACACTGCTCGGTCCGCAAGGTGCAATCGACCAGCTTCCGCACTGTGACGGCGAGTTCTGCAGGACCTGCAACAACTTTCGGCCCCCCTACGGACAGGGAGCACCCCGTCCCCTGTCCACCTCAACTGCGGATCTGTTCCGCACCAAGTAAGGAGCACGTGCATGGGCATCAAGGAAATGCTGGCTGCGAGTCAGGGAGCCCCGAGCTTCTTCAACGCAGACAGCCGGGTCGGTGACAGCATCACCGGCCAGATCACCGCGACGGCCGTTCGGCAGGCCACCGACTTCATGACCAAGGCCCCACTGACCTGGGACGACGGCAACCCGCGCGAGCAGATCGTCATCACGCTGGCCACCAACCTGCGTGGCGAGGGCCCCGACGACGACGGCACCCGCTCCATCTACGTCAAGTGGTGGGGCAGCCAGCGGCAGGCACTGGTGGCCGCGATCAAGGAGTCCGGCGACGATGACATCCGGGTCGGCGGCACCTTCAGCGCGACCTACGTGCGGGACGAACCGGCCACCGAGCGCGGGCTGTCGGCGACCAAGATCTACTCGTACCGCTACCAGAAGCCGTCCGCGACCTCCGGGCTGTTCGCCCAGGCCGAACCGGCTCCGACCCAGGTGGACCCGTGGCAGGCGTCCTCACCTGCGGATGACCCGTGGGGCGCGCAGCGCAACGGCAACGGCAACGGTCACGCGGCCCCAGCTGCTGCACCGCTCCCACCGGCTGCCGCACCTCCGGCCCCGGCTGCTCCGGCTGCACCGGCTGCGATCGCACCGGAGGATGCCCAGGCCAAGATGGCCCAGGTGCGGGCGTTGATCGGGATGGGACTGCCTGACCAGCAGATCGCGGCGGCACTGGGTGTCGACCACAACGCAGTGGCAGCCATCCGGTCCATTCCTTCGGTCTGAGTCAGGGGGCCGCGGCGGGTTCACCCGATCCGCCGCGGCCCTTTGCCGTCCCAGGCCCAGGAGGGTCCATGAGTCTGTCCCTGCCCGACCTGCTGGACCTGCTCGGCTACTCCGCCGGTGAGCTGGTCCAGACTGCGAGTGCCCACCCCGGCGGTGCGTTCACCACCGCGGTCCATCCCTACAACGACCTGCCCACCTTCGACCCCGACGCCGACCACTGGTTCGGGGTCAACCCGGTGGTGTACCCGACCGGCCGGTCCGGCAGCCCCAGGCCCAATGCCGACGAGGTGACCAGGCTGGCCGCGCTCTGGTCCGACCTGGACGTGAAGATCGGCGGCTGCCCCGACTGGGCTGTCGCGCAGGCCATCGTGGACACGCTGTCCGGCCTGCTGGGCACCAGGCCCAGCGCGCTGGTCTACAGCGGTCACGGAATCCAGCCGTACTGGACGGTCGAGAACCAGCCCATCGGCGACGAGGTTGCGCCCGGCTCCGACGTGCTGCCCATCCCGCGCCCGGCGGCCAGGGCCATCCTGCGGCGCTGGCATCGGCTGGTGGCCAGGGTGGCCGAGCTGCACGGCGCCAAGGTCGACTCGGTGTTCGACCTGCCGCGCATCCTGCGCATGCCGGGCTCGGTGAATCACAAGAATGCGGCCGACCCGAAACCGGTGCTGGCACTGCCGGGCGACGGGGCACCGCTGGACCTCGAGCGGATCGACGAGGTGCTGACCGAGTACGGCATCCCGGAGCAGCCCGGCGACATGGACGATCCGGGCGTCATGGTCTCGCCCCCGGAGGATTGGACGTGGGCTCCGCAGGTCTGCGGCTACGTCAAGTCGCTGGTCAAGCGCTGGGCCACCGATGAGCCGAAGATGGGGCGGCACCCTTGGCTGTTGGGTCAGTGCGTGCGCATCGGGGCCATGCACCGCTACGGCTGCCTGAGCGAGCAGGGCCGGGAGGATGTGCTCGAAGCACTTGTCACCCGGTTCCGCGAGCTGCTGGTCACCCATGGGGACAAGCGCGAGGAGGCACCGGGCGAGATCGCCGATGCGTTCAGCTGGGGCCAGAACCGCGCCGCGGCGTTGTCGGACGACCAGGTGGCCAGCGAGCTCGGTGCCCACCAGCACTCGACCGACCGGCCACCCGTGGTCGTCTCCAACCCCTCCACTGCTGCGGCTCCCGGGGCAGCAGCAGCGCCGGCGGCACCGGCACCGGTGGTCATCGGCGGCTATTCCTGCACCGACGACGGCAACGCGCTGCGGTTCGTGGATGAACACCGTCACCACCTGCGGTACGCACCGCATCGTGACCAGTGGCTGTCCTGGACCGGCACCCACTGGTCGCTCTGTCCCGACAACGGCCCGGCGATCACCGCGGCCCGGGACACCATCAGGGGCATCGATCCGGGGACCAGCGAGGCGCTGGAGAAGTGGCGCAAGGCCTCGCTGGGTGCGGGGAAGCTGTCCGCCATGGTGTCGCTGGCCTCGGCCGACGAGGCCATGCGGGTGACACCGGCACAACTCAATGCCGACCCGTACGCGCTCAACACCCCCACCGGCACGGTGGACCTGCGTACCGGAGCCGTGCGGCCGTGTGATCCCGAGGATCTGATCACCCGGGTCACCAAGGCTTCTTTCGACCGGGCGGCCAGTTGCCCGCAGTGGCTGGCCTTCCTGGACTACGCGTTCTCCGGCAACACCGAGATGATCGCGTTCCTGGCCCGGCTGGTCGGCTACTCGGCCTGTGGGGTGGTGTCCGAGGCGGTGCTGCCGTTCCTGCACGGGCCGGGCAAGAACGGCAAGACCGTGTTCCTGGAGACCAACACCAGGGTGCTGGGCAACTACGCCGAACCGGCTGCGCCCGATCTGCTGCTGGCCGGGGCGCACCGGGACGAGTCGGCGATCGCTGACCTGGCCGAGCTGCGCTTCGTCATCGCCAGCGAGGTCAACCAGAAGGACAAGTTCGACGAGGCCAAGGTCAAGCAGCTCACCGGCGGCGACACCATCAAGGCCAGGCACCTGTATGCGAAACACTTCGCGTTCGAACCCACCTGGACCATCTGGCTGATGGGCAACCACCAGCCCAGGGTGGAAGCGGGCGGCGAGGGGTTCTGGCGGCGACTCAAGCTCATCCCGTTCCACGTCACCGTCCCCGAATCCAAGCGAGACAGCACGCTGAAGGAGCGGCTGCCGGTGGAAGAGGGGTCGGGGATCCTCAACTGGATCATCGCCGGGGCGATGGATTTCTTCACCACCACCAGCCTGCGCGCTCCTGCCGAGGTCACCGCGGCGACCGAGACCTACGCGGAGGAAGAGGACGCGCTGGGCCGGTTCATCGCCGACCTGTGCCTGATCAACCAGGAGGGCGAGGAAACCCGCATCTCCGACATCTACGAGAGCTACACCCGCTGGTGCAAGGCGGAGTCGGAGGATCCCATCACCCAGACCCTGTTCGGTCGGGAGATGAAGAACCGCTACCACGTCAAGCAGCGCAGGACGGCCAGTGCCCGGTTCTACGTCGGCATGGTGCTCCGCGCGCACAAGGAGGCCGAGGACGACCGGCGGCGACGCGAAGACGCCTGGGCCGATGACCCCAGACTCGAGGACTGGAGAACGCGATGAGGACCACTGACAGGCATGGAAATGTCTGGTTCGGGGCCGAGCACCAGTGCCCAGCATGCTTCCCGCCGGTCTCGGAGGATGGCTACCACTGTCACGAATGCGGCCGGCTGTTCCCGACTCTGGCCGAGTTCGATGCACATCGACACCTAGGTGGCCTGGCCCAGCTCCAAGCGGTGACGGGTTTGTGACGGCTTTATGCGGAGTTTTTGGGGGTAGTTGTCATGGCTCTGATCAGCGAAGAAGGCCCTAATGACAGGTATGACAGGTATTCCCTCCCCTTCACGTGAGAGAGACCGGTATTTATATACCTATGTGTATATAGAGATGAAATAGCGGGACATGTCATCCGGTCATCCTGTCATCGGCCCGTCATACCCAGGAGGAAGCCATGAGTCCGACCCCTACCCCCATGCCTCGGTGGCTGGTCGAACGCCTGGACGCGGCCGGCTACATCGATGCCCAGATGGGTGCCAGCCGCAAGGCCAGGGCGCTGAGTTGTCCCCGGTGCGGTGAGCCATTGCTCCGGGCCCTGGACGCGGACGTGTGCGCCCTCACGGTCGATGCGGACCCCTACCCGTTGGCCCCGGAGTCCGAAGCGCTGGCCGCGCTCATGGAAATCCCGACCTTCGAGCTGAGCTGGCGGGGCGATCACTACGAGCTGGACCGGCGTGACCAGTGGCGGATGCGGGGCAGGCCCGCGAGCAAACCAGGGGTGCAGATCCTGGCCGCGCATCGCTGTGGCCAGGCCCGCCTGCCGGGCAGGACACCCGGTGGCCACAGAACGGTCCATAGCCCGGCTGCTTACCCCGACGAACCCCCTTTTTGAGGCAGAGAGGCGCTGAGGGCCTTGATCCTGATCGAGATGCCGGCGACCGAGTTCCCGGGCAAGCTGCTGAACGTCAACAGCCAGCGCGGTCACAGCCGGGTCTACGGCCGGCTGGCCGATCCCTGGCGCAAATACGGCAAGCGCAAGGCACTTGCGCTGGGTGTCGAAGCACTTGAGACTCCAGTGGTGATCTGGGCCCACTTCCGGTTCGCCGACAACCGCAGGAGAGACACGTCCAACCTGTACCCGACGCTGAAAGCCCTGGTGGACGGGTTCGTGGATGCCGGCCTGATCCCCGATGACTGCGATGGGGTGATCCACGGACCACACCTGCAGCGCGAGTATCCCAACGGTTCACCACGGCTGCTGGTCACGCTGCAGTCGGTCGGATACGAAGCACTTGGGCTGAAATCGCGAAGCACTCTGTCGAAAGCCAAGGCACTTGGTACGCGTGGGACGTAAGTGACACTAGGGGCTGCTGCTTTGAGAAATGGAGCATTCCTACAAGCCGGTTGTAGGAACCCTCCAACTGGTTGTGTGTGTCTGACCTGCGCGAATGCCGTTCGTGCGGGAAGATCTGGGCAAGGAGAGCCATGAGCGAGAACCAGCAGTTGACCGTGACCAGCACGGCTGGAGTGGCCATTGGCTGCCCCGGAGGGCCTGGTCACCCCAGTGGTGCCAGCCAGGAGCTGGTGCTGGGCACCGTTGCCGACATCGTCGAAGCGGTGGAATACCTGCCCCGGTTCCTGCATGACGTGAAGCCAGGCCTGCTGGTGGTGTGCCAATGCGAGCTGGCCGAGATCATCCAGGTGATGGCCGGCAAGCTGGCTGCGACCAAGCCATGACCAACGACGAGGTCCAGGCCGCGGTGACGACCTTCCTCGAGACCTTGGGGTTCGGCATGAACCAGGTGGCCTCGGTCAGCATTACCCCCGGTCTCATTGACGTGGTGCTCGTGGAACGCCACGACGACCCGGGCAAGGCCGTCACCACCACCCACACCACCATCAAGTGGATCCCGTCATGAGCTATGAGTCCGTCTTTGCCACTTCGCGCCAGCGTGGCGGTCTCGACTGGCCGGACCGACGCTGGGGGGCCAGGGTCACGCCCAGCCAGCTGGCGCGTCAGGACGAGAAGTGGACCAGGGAGCACTGCGGTGCGGAGAGCACCGTGGTCATGCCCAAGCTGGCCCAGAAGATCCACGGCGGTCGCCAGCATTACGTCTGCGGCCTGACCCGGGGCCACATGGGTCAGCATCGCTGGCCGGGCGATCCCAAGCTGTCGCCTCTGGCGCAGTGGCCGGCCTGGTAGGCGAGCAGTGGCCTGGGGCAAATCATGAGCATCACCTGGGGGCAGGCTGAGGACCTGATCGAGGAGAACTGGGGCGACTGGTCCTACGGCGATCCCGACTGGTGGGCGGACATGGTCGAGGTGCTGATGGAATATCCGTCGGTCAAGGCGCTCCGCCGGTCCGACCTGTGGCGCCGGCACGCGATGCGACTACCGAACCGCTGGCCGGGCGCCAAGACCGCCGGCCGATGAGCGCACTGGAATGGGTCCTGCTGATCCTGTGCATCCTCAGCGGGATCGCCCTGACCGTCGGCTGGGGGATCGTGGTGTGGGAGCAGATCCGCTGGGACTGGCGCACCCGCGACGCACCCTGGCGGAAGTGGCCGTGAGCGACGTCCTGGTGTTCGTCGCCCTCGTCGCCGTCCTGACGCTGATGTTGTGGCCGGCGCGCCGGTGAGTTCCACCTGCAACCAGTGCGATGCGCCCATCGAATGGGCCCTCACGCCCAAGGGCAAGTGGATCCCGCTCGACCCCGAGGAGGACATCTTCGGCACCGTCGCGGTGAACAGTTTCGGCCCGGAGCCGACCTGCCGGTTCCTGCAGCCGGGTCAGGAGCCGTGGGACACCGAGAGCCTGCGGGTCAAGCATTTCGACACCTGCGGCAAGCCCCGGCCGCAGGTGCCGGAACCGCAGCCACCGGTGGACCTGGGCCCGGCCTACACCGAGGACAAGGTCGATGCGGAGAAGCTGGCCTGGCTGAACGGCCTGACCGATGCCCAGTTCCTGTACGCGTTCATCGCCTACGCGCCCACCCCGTCGGCGTACCTGGTGGCGCGTAACCTCCGATTGGTCGAGATCGCCCGGAAGTTGGAGGCTCGCAGTGATCAAGAGCCTGTGGGCGTCGATCCAGGGGGATCCGGCCTTCATGCGCAAGGTCAACGGATACTTGACCCTGTTCTGGATCCTGATGATCCCGATCTCGATAGTGACTGGCTGGATTAGCTCGGTGGCTTACGTGTCGGCATTGAGCCTGTGGGCCTTGGTGTCCGGGCATTGGAGCGCGTGGCAGGCGGCCAGGGTCGAAGTGAAGCAGCAGGAGGACGTCGACGTGGCTCAGGTGCTGGCCGTCGTCACCGAGATCCGGGATCACCAGCGTAGGCGGGACACGCCATGAAGCCACCCGAGAGGCCACTCGCCCCCTTGGCCAATGCGCTGCGGGCGATGAATGCGCCGGTGACCATCCTGGAGCATTCCGACGTGAGCGAGTGGGGCCGGCGGGAGTGGACCTACGAGGTGCGCTACCGGGACACCGATCGCAGCGTCAGCTGTGCCACCAGCACCATCGGCGGGGCGGCGTTGCAGTCATCGCCGGCGCCGCACCAGGTGGTGGACGACGTGCTGGTCACCCTGCTGCAGCAGGTGGGCTTCCCCCAGGAGCTCATCCTGCAGGCCGTGGAGGTGAGCCGCCGGCTACCCGAGAGCGCGTTCCAGTGCGAGATGGTCGGGGGTTACCACGACGGGGCGATCCTGGCCGACGTTGCGCTCGACGAATACGGTTTCCCCCCGCCGAAGATCATCCTGCTGCTGCCCGTGAGCTTCGAGCTGAGCCAGCTCGAGGACGGCGTGGCCGAGGTGGAAGTCCCCACTGCCACCTATACCCGCGATCGACTGTCCCCTGAGAGGCGTACATGGCTGTACCGGACGTGACCGAGGCATTCGTCGTCGTCTACTCCAACGGTGGGCTCTGGGAAGTCGTGGGGCCGATTCGCTGGAAGCGCGAGGTGGCCGAGGCTCACGTCCTGGTGCTCGAAGCCGACAGCGGCTCAGCCCACTCGGCCTTCTTCGTAGCCACCCTGACCTGGAGTGATGATGACCCAAGCGGATCTGATCGACCTGACGTCGCGCCAGTGCGTCTGCGACCCATGCGACCTGCCCCGCGCTAACGGCGGCCGGTGCCCATCGATGGACACCGTCTACGAGACCCGCACCGGCGGTCTGGTGCACGCCAGCCACTGCATCCCGTGTGCCTTCTGCAGCCCGAATGACGAGCTGGTGGTGGAGTCGATCACCGGGGCCGTGCCGGATGATGGGGGCTGACAAGGGGGAGTGCATGGGGGCAGGCGCCATTGGCTGGCTGCTGGGCGTGGGTACGGGGGCGTCGATCGTGGTGCTGATCGCCGATTACCGAGAGGCCCAGCGGGATCGCCGGGAACAGGCCCTGCAGGAAGCCCGGCGCAAGGCCTGGTCCGAGCCCCTTCGCCTGTACACCCACGACTACTGAGCCGCGTGCTGCGTACTTTGCGACACTGGGCCTGTGGCTACCGTCCCGCTGGGCCCAGCGACCGTCGATCTGACCGGTGTGCGTGCCGGCGACCAGAACGCGGTCACGCTGACCATCACCAGCAAGGGCGCGCCCTACAACCTCACCGGCAAGACCGTCACCGCCTCGGCCCGGGCCACCCCGATCGACACCATCTCGCTGGATGCGGTGGTCGACGTGACCAACGCCGCCGGTGGGGTGTGCGTGGTCCGGTGGCCCGGCGATGCGGTCACCGAGATCCTGGCCGGCAAGGATGCCTGGAAGGGCGTCTGGGACCTGCAGGTGGCAGCTCCCGGGGAGGACGCGCTCACCTTGGTCGCCGGCAGATTCAGCGTCGTGATGGACGTGACCCGGTGAGCACCGAGCTCACCATCGACGTCGCCAATTCCACCATCGACGTCGCCGTGGACATGCCGGCGGTGTCGATCGGTGTGCCCGGTGCCGACGGTGCGCCCGGCCCGCAAGGCCCACCCGGTGAACCGGGCCCGCCCGGACCCTCGGGCGGGCCTCCCGGCCCGCAGGGCGATCCCGGTCCGACCGGACCCGAGGGGCCGACCGGCCCGAAAGGCGACAAGGGTGACCCGGGATCGACCGGACCTGCCGGGGCCGACTCCACGGTTCCCGGTCCTGCTGGTGCTGCTGGACCGCAGGGGCCGAAAGGTGATCAGGGCGACCCGGGACCCCAGGGCATCCAAGGTTTCATGGGCCCCAAGGGAGACACCGGATCGCCCGGGGTAACCGGGGCACAGGGCCCGAAGGGCGACCAGGGCGACCCCGGCACGCCTGGAACGCAGGGCGTCCAGGGCGTGAAAGGTGACCCTGGCGCCCAAGGGCCGAAGGGCGACACCGGTGCCACCGGCCCGACGGGACCGCAGGGCGCACAGGGGGTCTGGGTGCAGATGACGCAGGCCGCCTACAACGCGCTGGGCGTGAAGGATCCGAACACGCTGTACGTCATACTCGGTTAGCGATGCCCGTCCTCGGCACTGCCAACGCGCTCAAGCTCGGCAATCAGAACGTGGATGCGACCTACGTCGGCACCACCAAGACCTGGCCGCTGGTGGTGGCCACGCCCGAGCACACCATCTGGCCGAACACGCCGTTCTCCCCGGCGCTGACGGTGTACGCGGACGGCACGCCCAAGATCACTCTGGCCGGAGTGTTCTATCGGACCGGCACCGCTACCAACGGTTGGCGGATCAAGGGTGGCCGGGTCTACGTCCCCGCGGGCGCAACGGGTTTGCCCGGCACCATGCAGATCATGCTCTATGTGACGCCGTACCACACCAAGCCGGACCTGGCCCTCCCCCCGGACCAGTCCAAGACGGTCCCGGTGGTCATCGGCTCCTGGGTCCGAGCTCTGTTCGACACGCCCCGACCGATGGCCGTCGGCACGACCGAGATGGCCTGGATCGGCTACACGTTCAACGACGGCCACTACCTGCACGTCCCGATCCCGGCCCCGGATCCGGTGCAGTCCTACGACGGCTCGACTATCTGGCGCGGGGCGGCCGACGACGGTGGCGGCAACTTCTCGATCTATCGGATCGGCACCGGCCCCACCGACTACTCGATCGGCGGGGCCGCCTACGGCACCGATGCGATCTGGGACGAGGGCTGAGCGCATCTTGACCCGGTATCAACGCTTGGCCTGAGCGCTCGGAAATGGTGTCCGGGAAGAGCCCGGAACAAGCCAAACGCCACCGCCCCCGTGAGTGGTCAACGGGGGCGGCTGCGTGCGGGGAACTACTTGTTCTGCTGGCTGTACTGCTGGGCGATCTGGTGGAGCTGGGCCTCGACCTGCTCCTGAGGAAGCCCGGCCTCCTGGGTGAGTGTCGTGACGTCCGGCTCGGAGCCCAGGCTGGACTCGTCCACGTCGGGGAAGGTGGCCTTGATCTGGGTCTTGGCCTGCTCCCAGTTCTCCTTCAGGGTCTTCTTGTCCTGCTGGCTGAGCGTCATGGCCCGTCCTTTCTGTGGGGGCCGACGGTGGCCCCGCGGTACCGCCCTGGTGCCCGGCGGTCGCCGGGGCTAGTCGCCCTGGCGGGCGATGCCGGCCGAGGCCCACATCATGACGTCCTCGAGGTGGGTCATGGCCAGAGCCTTCTCCCGCCCTTCGGGAACCACGGAGTCGAGCTCGGTGGCCAGGCGTTTGCAGCCGGCGCGGACGCCGGCGTGCTCGTCGGCATGGTCGATGCGGCTGTTCGCGTGGTAGTCGAACCTGCGGCTGATCTCGGCGGCGTCCATCGGGTCGGCTACTTCGAGGCCCTGGCCTGGGCCGCCCGGTCCGCCTCGGTCTGGTTGGCCAGGCCCCGAGCTGCGGCTGTGGTGTCCGCGGACGCGCGGGACGTCTCGTGCGGGTTCGCAGTGCCGGCCTTCAGCCGCTCCTGGCGAGCCTTTTCCTCCTCGACCAGCGCCTTCTTGACCCGCTCCTGCTCGACCTTGGCCGCTTCGGCCTTGGCCTCCTTGGCGTTGTCCACGGCGATGAACTCGACCGGGCGGTCCTTGTCGTTTTCCCGCTTCTTCTTCTCGTCCTTGAGCTGCTTGACCACGTCGGCGAGCACTTCCTCGACCCGGCTCAGCTCCTGGCCCGACATCTGGGCGTAGCGCTCCGGCCGCACCTCGTTGCCCAGGTGGGACGGGGTGATGTTGGGCAGCTGGTAGGCGATCAATCTGGTCGCCTCCTCCCAGTCGGCCTGGAGTAGTTCGGTGTCCTGCTGGCTCAGTGCCATGACTCGTTCCTCCCTGTCGACGGCGGTTGCCGTGTCCGGTACCAAGAATGATGCTCCGCCGGGCAGCACGCGTCTTGCTCCGGCGGCCACGCTTGGGACGGGCGCACGGCATGGTGTCCGGGGAGATCCCGGGACGGGCCCTCTGGATGGCCTCATGAAACACCGCGCGCCGGCAGCACGCGCGTGTGGATCGGCCGTGGGATTCTCAGATCATGACTACCAAGAAGAGCGCGACCGAAGCCACCGAGGTCCCCGGCGACTTCAGCGACCCGGCCTTCGCGGAGGCGAACGAGCACCTGTACGACAAGGCCTATGACCAGACCATCCCGGCCGAAGAGGCCGAGGAGCAGGCGCTGGCCCGGGGCAAGGAGGCCGAGGAGGCCGCCAAGGACGAGGCCAAAGCCTCGGCCAGCAGCAACAAGGCCGAGAACCAGGAGCTGCACCACAACGCGGCCCAGCACAAGGCCGCGCATCCGGATCAGGCCAAGAAGTGACCAGCCCGGACGGCGAAGAGCTCGCCCCGGCCGATGGCCCCTTCGTCGAGCCGACCGCATTGGCCGGGCTGGAGAAGGATTTCGCCGACGACGACGAGGACGACGAGGATCCGGACGTCGAGATCGACGACGATGACGATGTCGTCGATGCCCTGACCCTGGCCGACGAGGAGGACGACGAGGACTTCGACGACGAGCCCAACGAGGCCGAGGTCCAGCCCCTGGAGGACGACGAGGCCGCATTGGTCATCCGGCCCCAGGAGCAGGCCGGCGCCGAGGACGACCCCGAGGCCGACCAGAACGTCGGGATCAGGGAGCCCGAAGGGGAAACTCCGTGACCAACTACCCCCGCAGCGCCTACGGGAGTTCGAATCCCAACGCCGGCTACCCGGCCAACGGCGACCGCGCCGCCTTCGGCGGCCATGCCTGGCCGGCCGGGGTGCCCACCGGGCTGCTGGCGCGCACGACCTACACGTCGTCCAAGGGACAGCGCAATTTCGTGGTGATGCGCCGGGAGCTGGTGCCGCTGTGGAACCTGGCCTTCGAGATCTGCGATCGCAAGCACGGGTACACCGTGTGGTCGAATCACAACGGGGAGAACTGGGGTCCCTGGGGCTACGAGAACCGCGCCATTTCCGGCACCTCGACCGCATCCGGCCACTCCATGGGCCTGTCGGTGGACATCAACGCCCCGTTCAATCCGTACAGCTACACGTTCCAGTCGGACATGCCGCCGAAGATGGTGGCCGATCTGGAGTCGCTGGGCCTGTACTGGGGCGGTAGGTACCAGGGCCAGAAGTACGACGCCATGCACTTCGGGTTCTGCCGGGCGCCGGGCACGCTCGGCCAGTACATCGCCAAGGCCCGGGCGATCCTGGGCAAGCCGGCCCCCAAGCCGCCGGCGCCGAAGCCGCCGACCAAGGTGACGGGCATCCCCAAGCCCAAGAAGACCGCGACCTACAACCCGGCGGGACGTAAGCCGGTGTGGCCGCTGCCCGCGGGGCACACGCTCGGTGTCGCCAGCGGTCCGGCCACGCAGCACTCCGGAGACCCGCGCTACGACTCTGCGGTCACCCGCTCGCGGATCAAGATCCCCCAGTCCTACCTGGGGGCCATCGGGTGGTACACGGGCAGGATCGACGGTCTGTTCGGCAGCGGCATGGAGGCCGCAACCAAGCGATTCCAGAAGGCGTACAACGGGCCGACCGGCAAGCTCAAGGTCGACGGCATCATCGGGCCCCGCACCTGGAACGCGATGGGTTGCCGAGTCTGAGGGTGGGGGACGTGAATGCACCGCGTGACGACGACCGACCCGGCACTGACAAGCGCATCGTCGACGCCGGTGCGGGAAGCGTTCTGGGTGACCCAATTCCGCCTGGTCCTACCGTTGGTACTCGGGGCGGCGGCGTTCGTGACGGGGCTGATCACCAGGGACCTGCTGTGGATCGGGATCGGCGGGTCACTGATCGGGATTCCTGGTCTGGTCAGCGCCGTCGGTACGCGCTCCCACTCCTCGACCGGGTCCTCCTGATCGCCAGCTACGCCATTCTGGTGCTCACCGTCGTCTTCGGCGGCCTGTGGCTGCAGCACCAGCTGGATGACGCCAAGCAGGATCGTTGCCAGTTGGCCTACGGTCAGATCAAGGTGCTCAGGGCCGAAATCAACGTCTTCCAGGTGCAGATCCAGGCACTGCCGGCGGACCAACTGGCCGCCGCCCAGCAGGCGGTGCAGTCCGCGGTGGACTGGGTGAGCGCCGAGTGCGGTCCGATACCCTCCTGACCAGCACGAACCGAGAGAGGGCGTGACCGCGTGGCCGTGTACCCGGGCGCGATCGACGACTTCCCCGACCCGTTACCCACCACCCGACAGGACACGATCTCCCACTCAGCCCTGCACCAGGCCGAGGGCGACGCCATCATCGCCATCGAGACGGTGCTGGGTCAGCTGCCCGCGGGGCAGGCCACCACCGTCGCCGCCCGGATCAAGGCCACCGAGGATGCGATCGGGGCCAAGGCGGACGCCGCCACCACCGCCCAGGCGCTGCAGGCCAAAGCCGATGTAGTGCCCACCCAGGCGGCTTTGAACACCAAGGTGGACGCCAGCGCGCTGGCCCCGGTGGCGCTGTCCGGGAACTATGCGGACCTGACGAACAAGCCGGCGATCCCGGCCGCGGCCGCCGACATCCATGCGGTACCTGACACCCGCAAGGTCAACAGCAAGCCTTTGACCGCTGATGTGGTGCTCAGCCCCGCGGATGTGGGGGCCGGCACCGCCGCGCAGGGTGCTCTCGCGGACACCGCGTTGCAGCCGCAGACCGTGCACCCCGTCGCGATCTCCGGGGATTACGCCACCCTGAATGGCAAGCCACCACTGGTGGCGCAGCCTTCCGACATCGGCGCCGCCACCGCCGCCCAGGGCGCGAGGGCCGACACTGCGGTGCAGCCCGGTGACCTGGCCACCGTTGCCACCACCGGTGCCTACAGCGACCTGACCGGCGCCCCGCAGGTGCCGGTGCATCCCGCCGACATCGGCGCGGCGACCGCGGCTCAGGGCGCGAAGGCCGATACCGCCGCGCAGGTGACCTCGCTGGCCGCGGTGGCCTTCTCCGGGGCCTACAACAACCTGGTCGGCCTGCCGACCATCCCGTCGGCACCCGGCGATATCGGTGCAGCGACTGCGGCCCAGGGGGCGAAGGCCGACACCGCGGTGCAGCCGGTCAGCCTGGCCGTGGTCGCCGGCACCGGCCAGTACGCGGATCTGCTGAACAAGCCGGTCATCCCGCAAACCCCCGCCGACCTGGGTGCGGCCACCGCCGCCCAGGGTGCGCTGGCCGACGGGGCCGCGCAGGCGGCGGCCCTGGCGGTCGTGGCGACCACCGGGTCCTACGGTGACCTGCTGGACCCGCCGTTCATTCCGCAGAACACGGAGGACATCGGTGCGGCCACCGCTGAGCAAGGTGTGCTGGCCGACACCGCGGTGCAACCGGACAGCCTGGCCCTGGTGGCCACCTCCGGGGCGTATGACGACCTGTCGGGCTTGCCCGACATTCCGCAGACCCCGGACGACTTGGGCGCCGCCACCAGTGATCAGGGCCTCCTGGCGGACACAGCGGTGCAGCCCGACATGCTGGCCGACGTTGCGTTCACCGGTGACTACGGCCAGCTGGTCAACGTCCCCGATGTGATCACTACCCCGGAGGACATCGGGGCGGCCGACGCATCGCAGGGCTTGCTGGCCGAGTCGGCGGTGCAGCCCGACGCGCTGGCCGCGGTGGCGTTCTCCGGGTCGTACGCCGACCTGCCGGACGCCCCGACCGTCCCGGGACAGGCCGAGGATATCGGCGCGGTTCCGGGCAGTCGTACCGTCCAGGCCGGACCGGGACTGCTCGGCGGCGGCACCCTGGACAGCGACCTGCAGTTCGACGTGGATTTCGGCGGTGACGGTGAGTCGGAGCAGGTAGCGCGGGCCGATCACACCCACAGCCTGGCCGATTTCGGCGCCGTGTGGAGCCCGGGCGACATCAAGGCCGCCGCCTACGTCACCCCCGACGACGGCTGGCTGCTGTGCGACGGTTCTGACCAGCTGATCAGCGACTATCCCGCGTTGTTCGCCCGGATCGGCACCACGTTCGGGGCGGCCGTCGACCCGGTCAACTTCTTCAAGATTCCGATGCTGATCAGCCGGTTCCCCCGCGGCGCGGCCAACGGGACGCCGAACATCGGCGGCGGCAACAACAACCACACCCATTCCGTTCCGGGGTCCGCGCACACCCACACCTCCGACCCGCACACGCACACCATCCCGGCGCACTCGCACCCGCTGTCCAGCAACGGCTGGGCGCAAGTCTGGGTCAGTACCAGCGGCGTCGGCATCCGCCGGATCAACGTCACGTCCTACGCGGAGACCCTGGCCTCCACCTCGACGTTTTCAGCCGCGTCCAGTTCGACCGCGCGGACGCTGGGTGCGGGACTGGAAGGCGGCACGGACAACTCCGCGGTGTTGACCTCCGGCTCGACCACTCCGGCCGCGACCGGTTCGACCACTCCGGCCGCAGTGACCGCGGCCTCGTCCTCGAACGTGCCCCAGTACACGGACCTCAACTACTTCATAAAGACCTGAGATCGGGGCCGTGGCAATGATTGTCGAACTCACCCAGGCCGCGTACAACGCCCTGCCGGTGAAGGACCCGAACACCCTGTACGTCATCACCGACGCACCGTCCGTGCCGGGTCCCACCGGTCCGGCCGGGCCCAAGGGTGATGTCGGCTCACCCGGTCCGCAAGGGCCCATCGGCAATGCCGGCCCGCAGGGGTTCGCCGGCGCCGCCGGCAGTGTCGGTCCCAAGGGCGACCCGGGCGCTACCGGCCCCGCGGGTTCGCAAGGCAACCCTGGCCCGCAGGGCATTCCCGGCGACAAGGGCGACAAGGGCGACCGGGGCCTGACCGGACCCGACGGCGCTGCCGGCCCCGCCGGGTCGCAGGGGCCGCAGGGCGTGGTCGGGGTCAAGGGCGACAAGGGCGACAAGGGCGACGTCGGTTTTCCCGGCGCGACCGGCGCGACCGGCGCGACCGGCCCGGTGGGACAGAAGGGCGACAAGGGCGATCAGGGCAACCCGGGGCTGCCCGGCGCCAAAGGCAACACCGGCAGCACCGGCCCGGCCGGTCCGCAAGGTCCGCAGGGCAGGCCCGGCAATGTCACCATCCAGTCCACCTGGGCTGCGAGCTCGACATCTCCCACTGAAACCAGCGGCCAGGTGTGGGTGGACACGGCCAACTCGAAGATCATCATCTCCGTGTTCGACGCAGCCTTCCACCCTTGGAACGAGCAGTTCCAGGCGATGAGAGTCGGCGACAAGGTCCAGCTCTTCGACACCGTCACCTCCGACACATGGTTCTGCGAGGCCACAGCTGTACAGGCAGTCGGAGCCAACCCCGTCCAGATCACCTACACCAGTCCCATCGGGGCGATTCCCACAACGCCCCATGCCACCACCGTCACGGTGACCACCAGCCCGATCGGCCCGCAGGGCCCGCCCGGCGATCCGGGAGCGACCGGCGCCACTGGGGCGGGTGTGCCGTCCGCGGGCACCACCGGGCAGGTGCTGTCCAAGGTCGACGCCACCAACTTCAACACCCGGTGGGTGGACCCGCCCAGTGGCGGCACCTTCATCGACATCACCGCGGGTGGGACCGCCCAGGTGGACGCCCTGACCACGCCGGGCGTGTACCTGGTGCTGGGCGACCAGCTGGGCGGGGTGCCTGATCAATACCTGACCGGCGTGACGGGCATGATCGGCTATCTGCAGATGTGGGTGGGCACCAATGCCGGGCGGACCAACCGGTTGCAACAGTGGACCTACGGCGCCGGCCTGAGCATCTGGACGCGGCAGGACTTCGGCTATGGCTGGTCGCCCTGGCTCCCGACGGTCAACGGCGCGGCCCTGAGCCAGACCCTCACTGACGCCAACACCGCGGTCATCGACGGGGTGTACGAGACCTTCGTCAGTTGTGCCAACCTACCGGCCGTGCTGCCTTCCGGGCCGCAGCGGCAGGGCAGGTTGGTGGTGGAATCCCGACACCGGAAGGGTGCGGCTTCGGGGCAGCCCGGCAACTACGTGTGGCTGGTGCAGCGCTGGCACGCCCACAACAGCCCGACGGCATGGTCACGGACTATCCGGGTGGGCACCACCGGCCTGGTGGACTCCCCCGGCGGGTGGGCGCCGAACACCATCCCGCCCGGCGGCGCCACCGGTCAGGTGCTGGCCAAGTCCACCGCGACCACCGGCGACCTGGCCTGGGTGAACGCACAGTCCGGGCCCACCGGTCCCCCCGGCGCTGCTGGTGTGGCCGGGCCGACCGGTCCGGCCGGTGCTACCGGCCCGGCCGGTGCTGCGGGCGCGGGAGTACCGGCGGGCGGCGCCGCCGGCCAGGTACTGACCAAGGTGGACGGCACCAACTACAACACCCAGTGGGCGCCAGGCAGCGCCGGCCGGGGATTTGCCGCCGCTCCCGGGCGGTGGGGGGTGGCGTACGAGCATCCTTTCGGCAGCGCCAACACACAGACTCTGACCACGACGACCCTCGCCGCGGTCCGGCTCCGCCTGGATGTTGCCGTCCAGAAGATCGGGTTCAAGACGACAACCGCTCCGGGCGTCGGGTCGATAGCCCGGCTGGTGGTGTACAACGACGCGGCCTACCCGTTGCCCGGCAGCCTGCTGTACAGCTCGCCGGACATTCTCCCTGTGTCGGTGAACCAGTACTACGCCACGGTGTCCTTGCAGCCCGGGTACTACTGGGTGGGGATTCACAACATCGGCAGTACCGGCCTCTCGATCCGCAGCGCCGGGGGGACCAATCCGTGGTCCCCCGGCGCGATCGCCGCGTACGACCCGGCAAGCGGGGTGTACGGGGCGATCAATCAGGTCACTGGTGGGACGGTCTCGCCCGATCCGTGGGGCTCCAATGGATTCGACTTCCAGGCCCCCTGGTTCGCCCTGCAGGCGGCCTGATGGCCGAGCTGCTGCCCAACAGCAAGGTGTTCTACGGGGACACCGAGGGCACCGCGCTGCACCAGAACAAGAAGAGCTGGCCGTACGTCGATCAGACGCGGGCCGGCATCTTCATCATCTACGACCACCACATGCGTTACGACCACCCGGTTTTCTACGACGGGCTGATGCCCCGAATGGACATCAGCATCGAGGTCGGGGACAACCGGCGCCGCCCCGCGGCCCAGGCCCGCAAGACCCGACAGGCGGCCGCGGTCGGCGAAACCCGGGGCAACCCAGCCGTTGGGCCCACCCGACACAAGTCCGGATCCGGCCCGCTGGGCGGCACCAGGGTGGTGCTGTTTGCTCCAATAGGCGTAGAACCCACCAGAAGGCCGCAAATCTCCGGACCCACCCGCCGGCACTTCAAGGTGGGCCCGACCCGGCAGAGAAAGGGAGCGTGACCCATGGTCGTCGCCATCTACCACACCGCAACGGAGTACACGGCGAACGCCATCACCATGGCGCGCGGCACCCCGGCGGACATCGTGTCGGTGGGCGTCTACCACAACACCGATCCGCAGAAGGTCCCCGACGTCGCCGACTTCACCGAGGTGAGGTTGGTGCTGCCCGGGGATCTGCTGGCCGAGGGCAGCACCGTGGACATCCTGTCGCTGATCGGCCCGGGCGGTGATGTGGAGCTGCAGCCCGGCGATTACCAGCGATGGACGCTGATCACCACGGTGGCCGAGAACATCATCGACTCCGTCGACACAGTGAGCATTCTCTGATGGCCCGCGTGCGCCCCGACGGCCCCCGGTTCGAGGCCGACTGGCTGGTCGTCAACTGCGACGCCGCCGGCGCGGTCCCCGTGTGGATCAGTGTCGGTGGCGGTGATTTCGTCCCGGCGTACCGCGACTACTACGCCGGGGTACGGGCCGCCCAGATCCGCCACCCTCCCGGCGGATCCGGGCGGACCCCGGTTCGACTGAAGGTCGGTGACGTCATCACCGACGCCGGAACGATCGATCTGTAGAGGCCATGGTCACCCGCAACCGGTTGGGGCCGCAGGGCATCGGTGGTCCCACCGTCATCACCTACAACGCCCCGTCCTCCAGCACGCCCGACCCCCGGATTCCCGGTGCGCCCACCGCGCTGGCCGGCTACGGGTCGGTGTACCTGCTCGAGGGCGGCGGATACCAGTCGGCGGCGGTGCTGTCCTGGACCCCCTCCCCGGGCGACCAGGACGGTAATGCGATGAACCTGATGACCACCGAAATCTGGGGCAAAAAGGTGGTCACTGGGTCCACGTTCGCCCAGGTGGGGATGGTGAGCGCCGCTGACGACAGCGTCACCATCGACGGGTTCAAGCCGAAGGACACCTGGCAGTTCAAGCTGCGGACGTTGTCGGAGTCGGGGAAGGCATCTTCCTACTCCAACGTCATTTCGATCAAGATGCCCTACCAGGATGTGCCGCCGCCGGTGCCGTCGGTGCCGGTCCCCACCTCGCGGCTGGGCACGGTGAGCCTGCGGTGGGACGGCAAGGCCTCGGGCGGCGGGGCGATGCCGCCGGATTTCGACCACATCCGGGTGGACCGGTGCGCCGACAATCTGTGGATCACCGGCGTGACGACGATCGACACGTTGAACGTCGCCAGCATCGCGGTGGACGCCCCGCTGACCGTGGGGGCCACCTGGTTCTACCGGTTCATCGCGTTCGACAACGCCGGCAACCCGTCGGGCCCCAGCGGGTCCGCTCAGATCAAGGTGGACGGGGTCACCGGGCCCGACATCCCGGCGAACCTGATCGACGAAGGCAAGCTGGCCAAGTCGATCACCGACGACATCGACAAGGCGCTGATCGACTCGGCCGCCGCGGTGGGCGCGACGGAGAACTCGTCCAAGGTCTTCCTGCAGCCGGTGATGCCGACCACCGGAATGACCTCCGGGGACATGTGGTACGACTCGTCCCACGGCAACGCGCCCTACCGCTATGGCATCCCGGCCGGCGGCACCGTTCCCGCCTGGGTGTCGGTGCGGGACGACGTGCTCAACAAGGCGTTCCCCAACGGGGTGAGCCTGGACAAGGGCTTCCTGGAAGCCAGTGTGGTGCAGGCCAAGATGATCTCGGCCGGTGCTGTGGACGCCGAATACCTCATCGCCAGCAAGTCGATCACGTCGGCCTCCGGGGTGATCGGTTCGCTGAGCGCCGGCGACATCAAAACCGGGTTCCTGGATTCGGCGCTGATCAAGGCGGGCAGCATCACCGCCGGGAAGATGGTGCTGGGCGACACCGAGAACCTGGTCAGCGAACCCGGTTTCGCCGATCCCGGACCGTGGGTGGGTCAGGGCGCCCAGGCCGACGCATCGGACCTGCCGGCCTCCGGCGCGGGCAAGGTCTGGCGGTTCCTGGGCACCGGCCTCCAGCAGAACGCGATCAACACCCAGGTGTCACCGGCCCTGCCTGTGCAGAACGCCGGTAAGCCGGAGGAAATCCCTGCCGACTCGTTCTACGCCGAATGCTGGGTGCGCAAGACGGCCACCTCCACCACCGGCACCGCGGCCCTGGTGATGAACGTCAGCCGGAAAGGCACCACTGATACGTCGGTGGTGTTCGACTCGAAGGTCTACAAGACCACCGACCCGGCCAACGTCTGGGTGAAGCTTTCCGGCACCGCCCTGGTGCCGGCCCTGGGTTACGACGTGGCGCTGTGCGTGCGGGCTGGTGCCGACGTGAACGTCGGCGGGCAGATCCAGTTCAGCCAGGTGATGATGCGCCGCAAGCTGCACGGCTCCCTGGTGGTGGACGGGTCGATCACCGCCGACCAGATCAAGAGCAACACCATCACCGGTGACCAGATTTTCGGTCACTCGATCACCGCCGCCGAGATCGACGCCAAGACCATCCGCGCCGACAGCTTCATAGCCGGCAGCATCACCTCCAACTCGGCGGTGATCGGTTCGCTCAACGCATCCAAGATCACCGCCGGGTTCATGGATGCCGAGCGCATCACCGCGGGCAGCATCACCTCCGATCGGCTGGATGCCGGGCACATCGAAGGCAGCGTGATCAAAGGCAACTCCATGCACGCGAACCGGATCCAGGCCACCACCTTCACCGGCGACAGGATCAACGGTCGGCAGATCAAGGCCGGTCACATCATTGCCGGCGAAATCACCGGCAACGAGATCCACGGCCGGACCATCAAAGCCGGTCACATCATTGCCGGCGAAATCACCGGCAACGAGATCCACGGCCGGACCATCAAGGCCGGTCACATCATTGCCGGCCAAATCACCGGCTACGAGATCCACGGCCGGACCATCAAGGCCGGTCACATCATTGCCGGCCAAATCACCGGCTACGAGATCAGCGCCACCGCCATCAACGGCAAGACCATCACCGGCGCCACCATCCGCACCGCAGCCTCCGGTCGCCGGGTGCAGCTGTCCAAAGGGGGGCTCTCTTTCGTCACCTCCAGCGGCACCCCGCTGCTCAGCCTGGCCACCTCCAACAACGCGTTCTACATCCGGTCGGGCACCAGTGCGGCCCATTTCATCCTGGACAACTCCGGTTTCCGGCTCTACAACTCGTCCGGCAAGAACACGGTGAACCTGTCCAACTCCGGGGGCGCCACTTTCCAGGGAAACGTCAACGCCAGCACCTTCAACGGCATGACGATCAACAGCGCCACCAACAGGGGCACCATCTCCGGCGGCACCATCTCCGGCATCGTTCATTCCGGCGGCAGTCTCAGCGGCACCGTCACCAACCGCGGCGTTCTTTCCGGCGGCACCATGCGCAGCAGTGGTTCGACGACCCGGGTGCAGTTCAATTACGACCGGGTTGAGCTCATCCACGGCGGCACCATGAGCGGCATTTTGAGCCCCCGCGCGGATGGCGCGGGTATCGACCTGTATGCCGCGGGCAGTAGTGCGCGGGTGTTCTTCGGCACCAAGGATTCCCTCGTGGTGGCCAATTCCGGCACTATCTACTCCACCGGTATCTACGGCAACGCCGCGTCCGGCGGTGCGGCGGTCTACATCCAATCCAACGGTTTCCTCACCCGGCACACCTCCAGTCAGCGGTACAAGACGGCGATCCGCGACCTGGGGTTGGCCCCGGAGTTCATGGACATCCGCACCGCCACCTGGCTGGACAAACCCAACCCGGCAACCATCTACCACCGGCTGTCCACCAAGGGCAGCAAACGGTTCACCGGGTTCCTGGCCGAGAACCTGCATCGCATCGGTTTGACCGATGCGGTCACCTATGACCGGATGGCTCGACCTGTCACCATTCAGATGCCTGCCCTGCTGGCGCACACCGTGGCGTACGTCCAGTACCTGGTCCACCGGGTGGACGAGCTGTCCAAGAGGGTCGAGACCTTGGAGGGGGTGCTGTGAGCTACCAGGATGTGGCCGACATGGCCGAGGACTGGGGCCTGCGGATGCGGCTGATCGCCTGCGCCGCGCAGGAGCACCACGAGGACCCGGTGCAGTTCGTCGAGGAACACATCTGGCGGCTCGCCGGCCAGCCCGGCTGGGCGCAGGCCTGGGCGAAGGCCAGGGCGGCGCACACCAGCGAGGGCGACTACGAGGCGGGCAAGGACCCGAAGGTCATCTCCGATGAGATGATCTTGACCGCCATGCGCAAGGTGGTGGGTCATGTCGTGGCCCGGGCCGACGCGGAGGAGGCCAAGGTGGCGGCGCGACAGGCGGCGCAACGCGCCGCCGAGCAGGCCCACCACCTGGACACCGTTCGCCGCCAACACGAGATCGACAGGCAATACATCGAACCGCTGGACAAGGTGGGGCCCCTGCCGCGCCTGCGCCCCGACGGGAGCCACCCGGCCGACCCGAAGCCTGAGCCGCCGGCGCCCCCGAAGGCCCGGCCCGCGCCCAAGACCAAGGAGTCCGTCACGTGACCGAGCCTGCCGCACTGTCCGCCGTGCCCGACGAGGACGACGGGAACGTCCAGGTGGACGTGCACGAACTGCTGGAGGCGTACGCCAAGGTGTCCGCCGACCAGATCACCAGCCTGCTCACCCGGTGCGCCCAACTGGAGGCCATGGTGGCTGCGCAGCAGCGGCAGCTGGCCAAGCGTGGGAGGTAGGCCATGGCCGACATCGTCCTGTCCGCACTGGTGTCCAGGGATGCGCTGGGGTTGCTGCCGTTGGAGATCGCCGACGGCAACCCCTACTACCTGGCCACCCAGTTCATGGGGGCCGCCGTGGCCTGGGACCGGCAGTCGGTGACCAGCAGGTGGGTGGACGGGGACTACACCGTGTCCCGGCGACGGGCGAATGTCATCGAGCAGGTCGGGGTGGAGACGCTGGCCGACACCATGCTGCAGCTGCGTGCCCGGCTGACCACCCTGATCGAAGCGTTCACCCAGGACCATTTCGTCTTCACCATCACCGTGGACGGCGCGATCTTCGCCTACGACTGCGAGGCGGCCGACTACACCAATTCGATGTGGACGACGCCGCGCCTGGCGTCCTGTCAGGGCCAGGTGCTGTTCAGCGTGCCCCGGCGGCCTATCGCTGTAGCGGGAGTGTGAGGTAGCGATGGCCGGCGGCATCTCCACGCGCGCATCCAACGTGTGGCTGCCGGCCCTGTTCGGGATCGGCGCCATTCCGCAGCAGTACTACGTGGGTCTGGTGACCGCGGAGCCGCGGGGCAACGACACCGGCACCAGCATCTTCGCCATCGAGCCGTCCGGCTCCGCCTACCGCCGCCAGCTGTACTCCATCGGGCCGTCGTGGTGGCAGGTCACCGGGGGCTCGGTGTCCAACAAGTCCGCGGTCACCTTCCCCACGCCCCTGGCCAACTGGGGCTACATCACCCATTTCGTGCTGTGCAGCGCCCAGAACTTCGGCGACCTGTTCGCCTGGGGCGTTTTGCAGAATCCGCAAAACGTGGTGCAGGACGTGCCGCCCCGGTTCCCCGCCGGAGCGATGATCCTGACCATGCCGGCGAGCTCGTAATGGCGGCCCCGGTGGATCTGACCGCGGATCCGATCAAGGTGGGGCTCGACATCGGTGGATGGGTGACCACCGACCCGTCGGTGCGGTTCACCTCTGTGCATGGCGTCGCCCCGGTCGCCCCGCGGGCCACCGCGGTGGTGACGTTGCAGGCGCCGGAACCGGTGATCCATCTGGGCCGGCCGGAGATGCCCCGGTTCCGGGTGTCCAACCCGACGACGATGACGCTTCACCAGGGCGTCGGTCATGCTCGGGCGGTGCCCAACCCGGCGCCGGTGTGGGACCCGCAACAGGGCAAGTGGGTGGTGCCGCCCGGCCTGGGCGGGGTGGGCACCTACCGCTGGACAGTGGCCACGTTGCCGCTGCTGGACGACTACGTCGCCGGGAAGTACGACCTGGGCAGCCGGTCCGGCCTGGACGAAACCACCGCCATTCCGGACAACCAGACCGGCTGGTATCCCGACGACGGCTCCGAAGTGAAGAACGGACCCATCTGGCACGCCGAATATCCGTTCAAACCCACCGTGGCGGTGCGCAAGTCGGTGGTGGCCGGCAAGACCATCGTCCATCCGATCGGGGTGCATTTTTCCAGCGGCAACCTCTCCCACATGTGGCTGGACATGGGGGCGAGCAAGCCGCAGCCGTTCACCTGGATCATCGTGGCGATCCTGACCCGCCGATTCGTGAAGCCCCTGCCGATCCGGCAGGTCATCCTGGAGGCCGGCCGCAACCCGTACCAGGTGGGGGTGCCGCAGAAGACCCCCGCCCAGCTGGGCGACAACATCGTGGTGAACGACGGGCTGGCCTATCACACCGCGCTGGCCAGCTCCGGGGACAACATCCAGATGTCCACCCTGCCCACCAGCGGTTCGCTGATCGCGGGCGGCATGTCCGGGGTCCGGCCGATGATGTTCGCCACCGTGTTCAACGGGGCCAGCTCGGTGCTGTTCGTCAAGGACAACTTGCATCAGGCCCGGGTGACCGGAACCGTGCAGAACGGGGCCCCCTACCAGCACCGCTACTACGTGCTGGGCCGCAACCAGGGGCAGCTCAACGACCTGTTCGGTCAGGAGATGGTCGTCTTCGAAATGCGGTTCTGGACCCGGGTGCTCACCACCGCTGAGATCGACTCCCAGTACTCCGAGCTGTCCTCCACCTACCTGTTCAGTAAGTACACCAAATGAGCCCCTGGACGTTCACCGCCAGCGCCGGGGTGCCCGGCCGGTTCCTCATCGCCGCGACGGGCTACAGCACCGACGGCCGCAACGTGGACATCACCACGGTGCGCGGCGTGCCCACCATGATCACGTCGTTCTCGTCGGCGGACCCGTTCGGCGACGCCTCCGCGGTGCTGTCCTTCCCCGGCATCACCCCGCTGGACGACATGGATTCGATCGAGCTGCGCCGCTGGCTGCGGTTCTACTCCGACATCGACATCTACTGGGCGCCGGCCACTCCCGCGCCGGGCAACGCCGACCCGGTGGACCTGGTGATCGACCCGGCGACCAACCGGGCCAACCTGACCGCGCCGTACACCAACGCCATCAAGGTCTGGGAGGGCTACATCGCCTCCATGGCGTTCAACGACGAGTCCGGTCTCGAGGTGTCCTGCCAGGGCGCGCTGTTCCAGGTGGACCGCTACAAGGCGAAGCCGTTCTTCCCCAACCGGCCGTGGCCGCTGGAGGCGCTGATCGCCGAGCAGTTCGCCCTGACCCGGCGGCCCGGGCTGCGGACCAAGCCGCTGGTGATGACCTGGCCCACCGGGTGGACCCGGGTGGCGCCGGCGCCGGAGACCGGGCAGCCCACCTTCTACGCCCCGGTGGTCGCCGCGGGGGCCAAATGGACGGGGTACTACAGCCGGGAGACCGGTGCCTGGGATGCGTCGCTGACCGGGTTCGTGCAGGACCAGCTGACCCCGATGATCACCCGCCCGGAGGACGGCGCCTCGGTGGCCCCCGGGGATCAGTGGACGATCCGCAAGCGCATCAACCGCGTGCCGGAGATGATGGTCCGGAACCGCAACCGGCCGCCCGACTTCGAGCTGTGGGCGGGCCAGCCCGGGGTGAAGCTGAGCGTCACCGGGGATTCCACCCAGTGCGAGAACGTCATCTACGGGCAGGGTTCCGACCTCGGGGGCGGTAGCTGGAACGGCTCGATCATCTCCAACGACGGGTCCCGCACCGACTACGCCCCACTGGCCTACTGGTCGGCGGTGTGGCCGCCGGACAGCAACCTGAACTCGCCCGGGGTGTTCGTCACCGAGGCCTACACCAAGTTCGCCAACGGCTTCTCCCAGGACCAGGCGGAGGACGTCGCACAGCAGTACCTGGCCCGCGACCGGGAACCGGGGTGGACCGGCTCGATCGCGCTGAGCATCGACCCGTCCACCACCATGTCCCGGTGGCAGATCGCCGCAGGCATGACGGTGCTGCTCAAGGGCTTCATGGGGACCGGCATCTACGGGACGCGCTTCCACATCTCCGCGGTCAGCTGCTCCCCCGAGTCGGGCACCGTGGATCTGACCGTGGACACCCGGTACCGGGATCTGCTCACCGTGCAGGAGACGATTCTGCGCAACCGGGACCCGCTGACACCGATCAAGATGCTGCAGGTCAACCGGGCCTCCAATGCCGTGGAGGACATCCAGCAGCCGTGGAACTACTCGGCCGGCTCGGGGAACATCCCCACCAAGAGCAAGGACTTCCACAAGACCCGGCCGCTCGGTGAAGGGTTCCCCTATGCGGCCTGGGCGGCCGGGCACCCCCCGACCACCAACCCGGACTACTACGTCAAATGCAACGCGAGCTCCAGCAGCTACGTGAACCGCTGGGCCGGGCCGATCGCGATCCTCACCTCGGAGCGCGGCGAGATCATCCGCACCGAGTTCGCCGCGTACGACAAGAACGGGAAGGTGCTGAAGATCCCGTTCCACGTCTCCATCTACAGCTTGGACGTGTCCGCCGACGAGATGCCCACCGCGGCCAACGGGGTGGGTCCCAGCCCGTACATCAACAATGCCTTCGAATCCAAGGACCCGACCACCGGGCAGGACTGGCCGCCGAGCAACTACCTGGCCCCGCCGGACAGCTTCATCGTCGGCTGGGGTAACCGGGTGAACGGCGTCTACAACCGGGCGGGCTTCTACACCGGCGCGGAAGCGGACGGTCACCCTCCCACGGGGCTGTTCGTGGACTCCACCAGCTGGTCGTACGACAACACCGGCAACATCGAGTACGACCCGACCTTGCCGAACGGTCTGCAGGACGACCTGGCGGTGACCATCTATGCGATGTTCTATGCCGAGGCCAGCCAACCGGTGTATTTCATGGGCCGGCTGTTCCGCAAGAACCCGGGAGGGTCTTCATGAGCAGCAGCTACCTCTCCACCTGGGCGGCGAACTCGTCGCTGGATTTCCTGCTGGCCTCCGCGTTCCTGTCCTGCCACATCGACGACCCCACCCCGGCCGGCCTGGGGTCCACCGAGATCCTGGGCGGCGGCTATCAGCGGCAGCCGATCACTTTCTCCGGCGCCGCCAACCGGGCCGCGGTGTCCAACAACCCGCAGGTGTTCACCGGGATGCCCGAGTGCACCGTGTTCTGGCTGGGCGTCTGGAACGGCCTGGCCGGCGGCCGGATGGTGTCGGCGGTGCAAGTGAGTCCGGCCATCCCGGTGCCCGCGTCCGGCCAGTTCGTGGTGGCCGCCGGCGACATCGCCATCCTGTTCTAAGTGCTGCCGGAGCGAGGAGCCCCCAGATGAATGTGAAGCAGTTCGCGCTGGACACCGTTGAGCGCGCGGTGGCGACCTTCGTCGAAGTCCTGGTGGTGATGCTGTTCGCGGCGGACGGGAGCATCCTGGTCGATCCGCAGTGGTCGACGTCGCTGGCGGCCGCTGGGATCGCCGCCGCGGTGACGGTGCTGACCAGCCTGGCGTCCATCCCGGTGCCGCCGCTGCCGCCGCTGCTCGACCTGGCCTTCCGGGTGGTCAAGACGTTCATCCAGGCGTTCGTGGGTGCCCTGGTGGCCACCGGTCCCGCGGTGGACTGGAAGGGGGCGCTCACCACAGCGCTCCCGGTGGCCCTGCTGGCGCTGCTGAAGGGCCTGGCCGCGATGAACGTGCCGCGCACCGCAGACGGACCGTCACTGCTGCCTGAGTCGATGATCGAGCCCTTCGATCCGGAGACGTACGGCCGGCACGCCGCCCCGGTGCCGTCTCCGGCCCCGCGGATCGGGCACCGCGCCCCCGAGCCAGGGAATCAGGCCATCTGATGCGGAAGATCATCCTGCCGTACCCCCCGGCGGACCGGGAACAGCTCTGGTACGCGGTTAAGGCGCTGATGGGGGTGCAGATCCCGCGCACCAAGGTGTGCCCGGACCACTGCGCACCGTTCGACGCCTTCGCTGACGCCTATTTCGGCACCTGCTCGTTGCCCGGCTTCGAGGGGCAGCCGATCTCCCGGGCCATCTGGCACGCGTCCCGCGGCCTGGCCGGCAAGAGCTACACGATGGCGACCCTGGGGATGACCTTCGCCTACATCCTCGGCGCCGACATCACCATCCTCGGCGGTTCCATGTCGCAATCCACCAACGTGCACGAGTACATGGTCAAGGCAATGTCCTACGAGGGCATCCCGGACGCCATGACCATTGACCAGACGGCGACGAGGATCAAGCTGACCAACGAGGGGCGGATCCGGCCGCTGCCGGCCTCCCAGAAGAACGTCCGTGGACCCCACCCGTCGATTCTGCTGATGGACGAGGTCGACGAGATGGAGCAGGACATCTACGACGCGGCCCTGGGGCAGCCCCTCCCTCAAGGCAACTACCTGGGCCGCATCGTAGACACGTTCACGGTAGTCAGCTCCACCTGGCAGAACGCGCAGGGCACCTTCACCGAAGTGCTCAAGCGGGCCGACGAGAAGCACCAGCCGGTCTACCGCTGGTGCTACAAGGAGTCGGCCAACCCGGTGGACGGGTGGCTGACGGACAAGACCATCCAGGCCAAGAAGGATGAAGTCTCGGCGGAGATGTTCCGCATCGAGTACGACCTGGGTGAGCCCTCGATCGGCAACCGTGCCTTCGACGGGGATGCCGTGGAGGCCGCGTTCAGCCTCAAGTTCAAGCCCGAGGACAAGATCGGGGAGGGTTCGGGATACGTCGAGCACAAGGTGTCCAAGGACTTCGAGGAGTACCGGTTCGCCCGCCGGGTCAACGCGGCTCAGTACGTGGCCGGCGCCGACTGGGCCAAGGAGCAGGACAAGACGATCATCTGGGTGGCCCGGATCGACGGGGACCAGCGCGAGCTCGTCTACTTCCTGCGGGCCAACCGGCGGCCGTACCCGGTGATGATCGGCTTCCTGAACAAGGCAATGAACTACTACCGGGTGCCGCTCAAGGGCGTCTGGCACGACTCGACCGGCCTGGGCAACGTGGTCAACGACTACCTCGATATTCGGGCCCGGCCGTTCCCGATGACCGGTGACAAGCGGGCGGTGCTGCTCAACGACTACGTCAACGCGGTGGAACGGGGCAAGTGGCGGATGCCCCGGATCACCGCCGCCTACATCGAGCACAAGTACTGCCGCACTGGCGACCTGTACTCGACCGCGCAGGATTTCCACCTGCCCGACACCGTGTGCGCGGCCGCCTTGGCCGAGTACGCCGCCAAGCGGTTCACCGGTGTGGGTGCGCCCGCGGTGGTCAAGCGTTCCGGCGCCCCGACCGCGCTGGACCGGGATTTCACCGGCGAGGACAAGAACCGGCGGTTGGACCCGGCCGAGATCGATCTGGACGTGATCGGCTCGTTCAACCTCACCGTCTGAGGCGCGTCTGGTTGCTCCTCGGACAATGAGGCCATGAAGCCTTCCAGCACACCCCGGGGACGGAAGGGAGCACGGTGACCCAATCCATACCCCAAGAGCTCATGGACGCGAATCTCGGCGACGAGGTCAAGCAGTTCCCACCCACCCTTGAGGTCGGTCGCACCGGCCTCAAGCGGTCCGGTGGCTACGTCCAGGACGAGTTCCTGCCCCAGCTGCGCGGCCGGAACGCGGTCAAGGTCTATCGGGAGATGGCCGAGAACTCTCCCGTGCTCGGCGCGTGGATCTACACGGTCACCCAGCTGCTGAGCCAGGTCGAATGGCGGGTGGAGCCGGCGTCGCAGAAGCCCGAGGACCGGCAGAACGCGGAGTTCGTCGAGCAGGCCATGGACGACATGGAGCACAGCTGGGGGGACTTCGTATCCGAGGCCTGCACGATGCTGATCTACGGCTGGTCCGTGCACGAGATCGTGTTCAAGCGCCGCCTGGGGTTGTGGGCCACCAATCCGGCGCAGAAGTCCAAGTTCGACGACGGCAAGCTGTCCTGGCGCAAGTTCGCGATCCGGGGTCAGGAGTCGCTGCTGCGCTGGGTGTTCGACCGCAACGGTGACGTGCTGGCCATGGTCCAGATGCCGGCGCCCTGGTACGAGAAGATCGTCCTGCCGATGCGCCGGTGCCTGCTGCTGCGGCCGCGGCTGAACAAGAACTCCCCCGAGGGGCACTCACTGCTGCGCACCGCGTACCGGCCGTGGTTCATGATCAAGCGCTTCGAGGAGATCGAGGCGGTCGGCATCGAGCGCGACCTGACGGGTCTCCCGGTGGCCTACGTGCCGCCGAACGTGCTCAACCCCAAGCCCGGCTCCGACGACGCCAAGATGCTGGCCGCCGTGAAGCAGGCCGTGCAGGCGGTGCGGCGCAACGAGCAGGAGGGCCTGGTCTGGCCGCTGGCCTATGACGACGACCGCAACCTGCAGTACGACTTCAAGCTGCTCACCTCGGGCGGCTCGCGCCAGTTCAACATCGACGGGGTCATCCAGCGCTACGAGACCCGGATGCTGATGAGCGTGATGGCCGACTTCATCATGACCGGCCACGAGAACAACGGCTCGTCCTACGCCCTGCACACCGACAAGTCGGGCATCTTCCGGACCGGGGTGAACGGCATCGCCAAGGCGATCGCGGACCCGATCAACCGCAAGGCGATCCCGCAGCTGTTCAAGCTGAACGGGATGCAGCCGGCCGAGCTGCCCCACCTGGTGCCCAACGACGTCGACCCACCGGACCTGAACCAGCTGGCCGCGTTCATCTCGTCCACGTCGTCCGCCGGTATGCAGTGGTTCCCCGACGGGGAACTCGAGAAGTTCATCCGCGATGCCGCCCGGCTGCCGCAGGTGGACGAGGACATCCTGCAGGCCCGCAGCGATCAGCAGCGGCAGTCGGTCATCCTCGCCTCGGCCCAGCAGAAGATGGAGGCGATGCAGATGGACATGCAGGCCGCGCAGGCCCAGCAGGGTCTGGTCCAGGGCGAGCAGCAAATCGCCGGCACCGAGCAGAACCAGCAGTTGCAGGCCCAGCAGGCCCAGCAGGAGGCGGCTCAACCGCCGGCCAAGCCGGGCGCCAAGATGCCCGCAGCCAAGGGAGGCAAGTGATGCCGCTGAAGGAAGGCCGTTCGGCCAAGGCCGTCAGTGCCAACATCCGACTGCTGCGCCGTGAGGGCCGGCCGGAGAAACAAGCCGTCGCCATTGCGCTGGACCAGAAGAGGAAGCCCCCGGTGGCGAAGTTCGTCGACGCGCCGGGGTTCAACGCGCACGCGGCCGAGGTCATCTACAAGGCGATGACAGCGATGGACAGCGAATCCGCGCTGATCTTCGGTCGGATCCTGGTCGCGGAAGGGCTGCACTACGACCTGATCGCGCACGGGGCCGAGATCAACAAGGCTGCGGGCGAGCTGATCGCCAAGCGGGCCGACGCGCTGCGCCGGCAGTTCTCCCGCACCGCGGTGGCCAAGAGCCGGGCCGGTGAGGATGCCAGCTACGAGATCCGCTGCCTGGCCGAACTGTCGAAGGCCTGGGACGATCGTGCGTTCTCCACCGGAGCCCGCAGCCAGCGGGCCAAGGAGCAGCACCGTGGCGCCGGCGGCCGGTTCGTCACCGAGCACACCCGCATCACGACCGACAACGGGCGCACCCCGGCAGCCCCGCGGGCCGCCGAGAAGATGGACGGCACTCCCCAGGCCTCGCACCTGTCCGGCGCCGACCAGGCGCACTACCAGCAGGCGTACGGGCAGATCCGCGACATGCTCGCGCCGTACCGCAACCGCGACCTCAACGCGGTGCTGCACCTGAATGTGCAGAACAAGAAGGGCGAGGAGCGCACCGAGATCCTGGACGTCAAGAACGGTCAGGCGGTGGGGGTGGGCGACGCGCTGCACTCCGAGGACCGGATCCAGACTGCCGCCGTGTCGGTGCACCCCAGGGCCGAGTCCTCCGCCTCGGCCGCGTTCGACGCGGTGTCCGCGCTGGGTGGGCAGACGTCCGGCGCCCTCCGCGCGGGTGGGGCCGCGGCGAACATCGCCACCGGGGCGGCGCCCTCCGTCGTGCGCGAGTACAACGACCGTGGGGTCGGCCTGAAGGGCAACGAGGCCTACTCCGGCAGCACCCGTGCCATGAACCGGGTGGCCGACGCGACCGGGCTGTTGCAGGACAGCCTGGGCGACATCGCGCCGCGCAAGCTCAAGTACGCCCTGGCCGTGGCCAACCATGTGGGGCAGTTCGGCCCGGAGGCCCAGAAGGTGATCGGGCCGGCCGCGGATCGTGCCGCGTATCGCTACCGGGGCACCGAGCGCTCGCTGGACACCAAGCTGATCGGCGCGCTCGATCAGCTACGCCGCGATCCCCTGGTCACCAACAGCCGGCAGTTCACCGAGGCGGCCATCGGGGGGATCGAGCGGGAAGAGGGCTGGGACAGCGGCGCGGTCCTGACCTACTTCCACAACCAGCTGCCCAACCCCGACCTGAACGAGTTGCAGCGCAAGTCCGGAGTGATCCCGCCGTCCGAGGGGATCATCATCAACAGCAAGGGCCAGGTCGCACACCAGTCCTCCGGCTATGCCGACGACTGGTACCTGCCGTTCAACCTCAAGCACCTGACCGGCCTCAAGGGCGGCCAGTACATCCGCACCCGTAGTTTCGGCGGGCCGACCACCGAGGACATCTACACCGGGCTGATGTCCGGGGCCAAGTCGATGACCGTGATCAGCCACAACGGGATCTACACCGTGGACTTCGACCGGAATCTGCGTGGCGGCCGCCGGTTCAACGACAAGGCCGCTCGGATGGTCGGTCGTTACGGCAGCCTGCTGGACGCGGTGCGCAATGGGTCGGTGACGGCCGGCGGCAACGTCAGCCGGTCCCGGATGAACGAGCTGCGGGCCAGTGCTCTGGAGATCGAGCCCGACGAGAACTCGACGCAGTTCAAGACCCTGGTCCGGCAGGCGGAGGCCGAAGAGCGGCGTAACCCGCAGCTCTCCCAGGTCGAGAAGGACAAGGCCGCGCAGGACTGGCTGGCCACGGCGGCAGGCAGAAACCGCACCCGGGACGGCAACGTCCAGCGCGGCGATCAGTTGGTCGGCGAAGTATTGGACCGGCGGGCCAACGAGGAGTTCCTGGCCCACAAGGAGGAAGCGGCCCGGTGGGGTGGACCGCCGCTGAGAAGTCTTTCCCAGATGCGGGCGCAGATCGGGGCCGAATATGCCGCCGCCCCCACCAAGGAAGCCCAGGTCAGGTTGCTGGCCGAGATGATGGGCAACAAGCAGTCCGACCGGTTCAACGCCCACATGACGCAGGTGGACGAGGCCAACAAGGATCGGCTGGAGCCACTGCGGCTCAACGGCCGCGGCTATCACACCGCGCTGCTGGCGCTGAAGGAGCAGTTCCCGTACTACATCGCCGATGTGCGTTACCACGAGTGGCGCGATGAGACCGGCCGCGGCGAGGACACCACTCACGAGCGGGCCCAGGACACGGGCTACGTGATGCCCAAGCACAACCGGCCGCAGGAAGCCCAGGCGGGCTACTTCGACGACATGATCAACGGCACCGGCAAGGTGCGGGCCGACTCCATCCGGCACCAGAACCGCCGGGTGCATCCCGATCCGCTCCCGTTCAAGGAACGTCCGGCGGCTGTCGCCGGCGACCTCGACCTCCGTGCTACCGCGGCTGGTGGCACGGAGGCCAGGTCGAACGTGCCCGATGCCGCGCGGGCCGCGGATCTGGCGATGATGCATGACCTGCAGACCCAGACCCACTTCGCTGAAGGGGCCAAACTGCTGGGAGCCAACGCTGAAGGCGTTCCGGCTGAGGTCGACTTCGGGGGCGGCGAGATTCGGCAGGAGATTAACGACCCGCGGTTCCCCAACCCCGCGCTCCGGGAGTTCTACAGCCGGACCCCGGCCCAACTGGAGGCGCTGCCGCCGGATGAGTTGACCAGCCTGCTCGATCAGGTGGTGGGGCTGGCCCAAGGCCGGGAGAAGGTGGTCGCGGTCAACCCCCAGGTAGCGCACCAGTTCGTCAACCGGGGACGGGTGCAGCCCGCCAAGCCGCTGCCCGAGGCTCCCATGGCGAGACTGAACGAGCTGGACCTCGACCATGTGTTCGCCGACGGCGGTGCGCTCTACGACCCGATGCGACCGCCGCCGCACCCCGATCGCATCCGGACCGAGTACGAGGGTCACACCGGCATCAAGGCGCTGGGCCTGCCCCCCATCGATGCTCCGGACGCCGATTTCGCCGACGCGGTCAGGCGGGTCGGAACGGCACAGCTGGAGCGGGCCCAGGAGCTGGTCCAGGCCCGGGATGCCGGTGGTGGGGCGATGGTCTTCGACTACCGCAAGCTGGACCGGGACACCAATGCGCTCTCCCGCGCCACCCAGCTCCGCCGCCGGTACCACCTGGCGCTGGCCCAGCACCCCGTGCAGGCGCAGGAGCCGGACGTGCGGGACCAGATCCTTGTCGCCAACAAGGACGATCTGGATGCGGTCCTACGCAACATGAACACTCAATATCCCGATGACAAGCGGCGCGTGATCGAGGGATGACCACCGCGGCCGTCGACCACGATCTGGCCTCGTCGGTGCTGGCCTCATTCGGCGTGGTGCGATCCGATCTGCAAGCGGCCAGCCCCCGGGTGGGGCGCGTCGAGACCCAGGCCTGGGCGGCGTTCGCCTGGCACGCGCATGCCTTCACCAAGCTGCTGGCGGCCGACCTGGCCCCGGAGTACGGCGAGATGCGGGCCACTGCGGTCGCCGGCGCGCTGACCGAGGCGATCAACCGCACCGCGGCCCAGGCCCTGGCCGAAGCCGTGGACATCCAGCTGGCCCGGGGCTGGGTGCCCGAGGTCGCCTGGCAGCGGGCCCTGGTCGGCTACGGCCTGAACTCCCGGGGAATGCACGCCCACCTGGCCACCGCGCTGTCCGGTGACCCGAAGACGGCCGCTGCGGTCGTCCCCCCGGCGGCCCGCGCGCTCACCGAGCGGCTGCTGGTGGGCTACGCCCAGGATGTGGCCAGGGACGGGATCACCGCGGCGCAGCAACTGTCCACCGAGGAAATCTCCAAGGACTACGACCCCAAGGAGCCTCGGGACGAGTCCGGCCGGTGGACCCGTTCCGCGCGTTCTGCGCGAGTCGCGGAGAAGCCCACCGAGAAGGATGCGGTGGATGAGGTCCTGGCGGGCGTGACCGAAGAAGTGCCGGACCGATACGCAGCGGCCAGGCCGGATCGATATGCCTCGGCCACGCCCGATCGGTACGCGTCGGCCACGCCCGACCGGTATGCAACCGCACAGGCTGACCGCTACGCAACTGCACGGGCCGACCGCTATGCCGCGGCCAAGCCGGATCGCTATGCCAACGCGACGGCCAAGGAGCGGAAGCAGCGGCGTCGCACCCTGATCATGGTCATGCCCGGGGTCAAGGACGAGGAGGCCACCGAGCAGGCGATGGAGGCCGAGGCCACCGGGCATGGCGGGTTCTTCCTGCCCATGTCGGACCTGGGGGTCTACGTTTCGGGGGCGGCCTACATGAACGCCGGCGAGAACGTGCAGGGGCTGCTCAACTTCTCCGTGATCCGGGACTTCTACAACTCGGTCGAGGACACCAACAACCCCATCGAGCTGCGGCACGCGCATGACCCGTGGGACATGGCGTCGGGCATCGAGATCGGTGACGCCGACTGGGACGACCTGGTTGACGACGCGCTGGAGCTGCACGACGAGGTGATGGAAGACCCGGTGTTCGCCGCGTCCCAGCTGAGCGGCCGGGAGCTCGAGCGGATCGGCGAGACCGCGGGGTACCCGTTGGCTTCGGCGGAGAAGATCAAGCGGCGGATCGCTGACGATTTCGACGCTCACCAGGCCGGTATCGACTTCGACCCGAGCTTGCTGGACGCGCTGGCCGACCATGTGGTGTGGCGTAACGCCGACGTGCTGGGCGATGAGGGGGCCAGGTTCTCCGAGCGGCTGTCCGAGCTGGGCCTGGAGGAGGAGCTGGACGAGGACCCGCCCGAGGTGCTGGCGTTCACCGGCGGCCTGGCCGACGACGACGACAGCGCGAACATGAGCGGGCAATACGTGGCCCGCAGCGTGCTCTACCGCTCTGCGCTGGGGACGTTCCGGACCTCAACACCCCACGGCGTGATCGGGATGCGGGAAGTGATCATGCATCCGGATCGCGTGTAGCGGCCAGCCCGACACTAGGGATATGACCCAGACCGCTCAGCCGCCCGTGGACCCGGTGTTCGCGGGCATCGCCAAGGCGCTCTACGGCGACGTCGATCCCCGCGAGGTGTTGGCCAAGTTCAGCCCCGGCAGCTCCGATCTGCACATGGACGGGCCGGTCGATCCGAAGAAGCAGGCCGCGCGGGAGAAGAAGCTGGCCGCGATCGGCATGGGCAGCACCGCTGTGGCCGGTGTCGGCGGTCTGCACGCGCTGTCCGCGACCCGCAAAGAGATCCTGCACTCGTTCGCCGACAAGGGGTCGGAAAAGGCCGCCGCCAAGCTGAAGACGATCAACGACAAGGCAGCCACGAAGACCGCCGCGCGCGCCGCGCGGGTCGCTAGTGCGAAGGGCCCGACCGGCAAGGTGCTGCGCACCATCGCTGCCCACCCGCGACAGGCTGCCGCAGCCGCCGGGGCGGGGTGGGTCGGTCTGCACGGTGTGGAGCTGGCCGCCGACTCACTGGCCATGCGGGCCAACGCCAAGGCCTACCGCAACGCCCAGCGCAAGCAGCAGGGGGTGTCCAAGGCGTTCCGGCTCAAGCCGCTGAACGTGGTGGGGGCCAAGCTGCCCAGCCTGCGGGCCAAGCGCCCGGCGGCCAACCCGCTGCCGAAGACACCGACTGCCCAGGGCGCGCTGTTCAAGCCGGTCGTCAAGAAGTCTGCCGCTGTGGTCATCATCGCCAAGGCCGGCAAGCACGCGTGGGAACCCATCAAGGTTGCCCCGGTGACGGGATCGACGTTCAACTCCAACACTGGCCAGGGCGCCGGCAACCTGGGCGGCCAACAGGCTTACCAGGGCAAGCACCGTGCCCCGCCCGGTGCGACACCGCCGCCCCAGCCGGGCGCGACCCCGCCGCCCAAGCCGAACGCGACCCCGCCGACGCCGAAGCCCGGCGGCACCCCGGCGGGTGTCGACGGCACCGCACCCAAGGCGGGTCGGCTCATCCCCAAGCTCAAGAAGCTGGGCAAGCCCGGCTTGATCGCGGGCGGCCTGGTCGGCGCCGGAGTGGCCGGCGCTGCTGTCGGGGGCCGCAGGAAGAACGACGACCTGTCCAAGGGCGTCATCGGCGGCGTCAGGCGCACCGTGACGAACGCGGAGAAGGCCACCGGGCACGCCAGCAACGCAGCCAGGGAGGCGGCCGAGGCCACCGCCAAGATCAACGACCTGATCCCCAGCAAGAAGACCCTGAAGCGGGTCGCGCTGGGGACGGCCGGGGTCGGCTCGTTCGGCGTGGGCGGAGCCTATGGCGCCGGGAGGGCCGCCGGGCAGAAGAAGGAGCGCCGTCGGCAAGCCCGGCAGGAGCGGCCGATCCTGGTCCCGTCGAGCGTGACCAAGTCGGTGACCTGGACCGGCGCGATCGCCAAGGTCGACGCCGACAAGCGCCAGGTGTTCGGCTGGGCCTCCGTGTCGGCGATCAACGGCGAGCAGGTGATCGATCTGCAGGGCGACATCGTGCCGATCGAGGAGACCGAGAAGGCCGCCTATCGCTACGTGATGGAGTCGCGCAAGGGCGGCGACATGCACCGCCGGGTGGCCAAGGCCGCCGACGAGCCGCTGCACACCGCGGACCTGATCGAGTCGTTCGTGGTCACCGGCGAGAAGCTGGAGAAGATGGGCCTGGCCCCCAACTCGCTGCCGCACGGCTGGTGGGTCGGGTTCAAGGTGAACGACGACGAGCAGTGGGGCCTGGTCAAGTCCGGCCACCGGGCCGGGTTCTCCATCCACGGCGCCGGCGTGCGTACCCCGGCCGGCATCTCCAAGGCCGATGCGCCCAAGGTGCTGAAGCTGCTGCCCGGCAAGCACCGCGGGCTGGCCGAGGCCAGCGCTTCCGGGGTGGGGCAGCACCGCGCCGCCGCTGACCGCAACAACTGGCGCAAGATCCAGCGGATCGGTGAGCGGTCCGCCCAGTGGGTGCCCGTAGGCCCCAAGCATCTGGCCAAGGCCGACCGGCGGTTCAAGACCGAGGGCGGCCAGCACCGGCAGGAGAAGACGCTGGCGCGGGCCAAGGCCGACCCCTGGGTGGTGCCGCTGCATGCGAAGAAGCGCACCCCTGCCGACAAGCTGAAGCTGAAGATGATCGCGCACGGCGGGCTGATCAACCGGGTCGTCGACTACACCCCCAACGTCCTGCAGACGGTGGGGACGCAGGTCTACCCGTTGCTCAAGGCCGACGTGGACAAGTCCTTCGACGATGTGAAGGACACCCTGTCCGATGCCAAGCGCACGGCGGGCAAGAAGGTGCGCCGGATCAAGGGCTCGCTGAAGACCCGCACCGACCAGGCGCTGCACCCGCCGAGCGTCAAGCTCAAGCCGGTCGACTCCTCTGCCGTGTCGGAGATGGGCTATCAGCCCCAGACCCGGCGGCTGGCCTACCAGCTGCGCAGCAACCCGGGCACCCAGTACACCTACAAGGTGCCGGTCACCGAGGGGGTGTCGGCGCTAAGCGCCGAGTCGAAGGGTCGGCACTACGCCACCAAGGTGGCGCGCAAGGCCAAGCGATCGGACAAGGTGACCCCGGTCGACCGGGCTCGGCTGTTCATCAAGCCCGACGTGAGCAAGGCCCTCAAACCCGCCGGGACGCCAGCCGGCAAGTCGTCTGCCCCCTCGGGCGCACGCCCTGGCGCTCCGACGGGCTCCATTGGAAAGGCTAGGACTCCATGACGGTTTCCGCGTTCGGTGTCGACGACTACCGCATCTCCAAGGCCGACGACAAGAGGCGGCGTCGCCAGGATGCGGCGCTCCTCGCCGCCGGCACTGCCGGCACCGCTGCCGCCTATGGCGGTGATCATGTGGAGCGTGGGGCCAGGGTGTTGCATGCGGAGCATCACGACAAGGCGATGGAGCACAGCGTCCGGGCGATGGGGAGTCGCGCGCGGGGAAAGTCGGACGCGGTCCACGCGGCGCTGCGAGACGAGCATGTCGCGGCCGCCAAGACCGCCAGGAAATGGGCGGTAGGTGCCAAGCGGGTGAAGTACGGCGGGCTGGGGCTGGCCGCGGGCGCTCTGACCCCCCTGGCCATCCGGGGTATCAGGGACCAGAAGGAAAAGGTCGGCAAGGCGCTCGGCGACCCCCCGAAGGCCAGACACGCCCAGGAGCGGAAGAAGGCCGGTCTGGGTGCCGCTGGTGTCGGCTACCTGGCGGCCACCCGCGCCAAGGACGTTTCCCCGCACGCCGCCGAGATGGTGACCCGCTCGGCAAAGAAGATCGGCGAGGCGGAACGAGCGACCCGGATCGCGCGCAAGGTCAAGGTGATGGACCAGGTCGCCGGCAAGGGCGGCGCCGGGCTGGTCGCCGCCGGGCTGGGGCTGGCCACCGAGGGCTACATCAACGACCTGCGGCACCGGAAGGTGTTCGAGCACGCCAAGAAGAAGACGTTCGGCAAGGCGTACACCCCGGGCGAGATCAGCTATCACGACACCCAGTCGCAGATCCATTCGCGCAAGGCCTCGTCGGCCGAGAAGCGGAAGCGCGCCGGCGACACAACGATCGCCGCGGGGTTGGTCGGTGGGGGCCTCGGGTATCACTACGCGCCTCAAGCTGCCCGGGCGGCCGGGCGGGTGGCCGACAAGACCGAGAGCCACGGCAAGGTGGCCAATACGCTCCGGTCCGCACCCAAGCTGCGCCGTGGCGCGCTGGGTGCCGGTCTTGGTGCGGCCACAGTGGGGGCCGGTCTGCTGGCCGAGGGGCACATCACCGCCGCTCGCCACCGGGGCAAGAAGACTGCTGAGCTGCGGGCCGTGCAGGAGGCCCGTCAGCGCCGTAACGCTGCCGAGCTGAACAAGTCGGCGTTCTTCGTCGAGAAGGCGTTCGACTCCGAGCGTCAGCGGCACAAGCGGGCCGATCTGTACGAAGGGGCCGCTGCGGGTGGCGCGGTCGCGGCCGGTACCGGCGCCGGAGTGCTGGCCGGCAAGTCGGTGAAGCTCAAGGTGAAGGCCGCGGGGAAGACGAAGGCTGCGGCCAACAACCGAGCGGAGGCCTCGGAGGCTCTGCGCCGGATGAACCTGGACCCCAAGGATCCGATCCGGTTGGTCCGCAACAAGACGAATGTCGAGGCCACTGCGCGCAGGCTGCGATCGGCCGCCGGACAGGATGCCGTGGCTCGGAAGGCGCGCATCGCCAGTCGTGCCCTCAGCGGCGGGGCCAAGGGCGCGGCCCTGGGCGCGGCCGGGCTGGGCGCTGCTGCCTATGGCGTCCACCGATCGGACCGCAAGGGGTCCGGCCGTTCCTACGCGTACTGAGAAGGGTTACAGCTATGGGAATCTCAGCATTCGGCGTAGACGACAGCCGGATCTCCAAAGCCAGAGGCGACAAGGAGAAGGCTGCCGCGGCCGCAACCGGTGTGGGCTCGGTTGCAGCGAGCGGTGTCGCCGTCGGGCATGTCGCCCAGGCTGCCAATCATTCGACCAACGCGAAGTCGCACGTCCGGGTCGTTGGACGTTTGGAGCAGCGCGCGGAGGACATGCGCGAGGCCTACCGGAAGAGCCCGAGAACCAAGGCCCACGGAGACCAGGCGGCCAGCCACATCCGGCAATACCGGGACTCGGCCGGGGTGCACATGGATCACGCGCTCAGCGAGCGCGCTGCGGGAGTCAAGGCCGCCGGGAAGGCGATCCGCGCCGGGAAGGTCGCCGGAGTCACCGCGCTCGCGGCCGGTGGCCTGGCCGGCACCGGGGCGTACCGGTCACGCAAGAACGTTGCCAAATCGAGAGAGGGCTCGGAAATGAACTACTCAGCGTTCGGCGTCCAGGACGACCGGATTTCCAAGGCGGACGACGAGCCGCGACCCAAGGCCAGCGCGGGGCGGATCGCCACCGGGGCGCTGGTGCCGTCATGGCACGGCGCGATCGCCGGCAGGAAGGGTCACAAGCTGCGCGCCATCGGGAACGAGTGGGGCGGCGGCCTCCTTGGCGGTGCCGCCGGCCAGGGGGCCGGCGCCCTCGCCACCGCGGCCACGAGGGGCAAGGTCAAGGGCCTCAGAATCGGCGGAGGCGTCACGGGCAGCCTCGCCGGCGGTGCCACGGGCACTGTCCGCGCGCAGAAGAAGGGCCACCTGAAGCGCGAGGACAACAGCTGATCCTGCGTGTTGCGCGTATCCCGAGACTTAGAACCAAGGAGGCGAACACATGCCGCAGGCCGTACAGATCGTGAAGGACATGGAGATCGATGAGATCTCCCTGGTCGATCGAGCAGCCAACCAATCAGCGGCCATCGTGATCGCCAAGAGGGCCGACCAGGAGGATGGCATGCCCGATTACACGGATCAGGACGGCAACGAGCTGGACTTGAGCCAGTTCGAAGAGGGTGACGTCCTCGAGGGCGAAGATGGTCAGCTCTATGAGGTGACCTACGGCGACGACGATGACGAGGACGAGGACGACGACTACGAGGACTCCGAAGTCGGGGAACTCGTCGGAGTCGGCAAGTCGGCCTTCGGCGCCAGCTACGACGCCGGGGTGATCGCCGGCATCCGCGACGAGTTGTCCAAGGCGGTCAGCCAGGACGACCAGAACGCGGTGCTGAGCAAGGCTCTCGGCACGCTGGCCAAGCGGGCCGAGGAGGCTGAGTCCCGACTGCAGCGCGCCGAGGAAGTGGCCAAGGCCGAGCGCGATCTGCGCCTGGAGCGGGAGTACATCTCCAAGGCCGCCGAGTACAACGTCCCGGTCGACCCGACCGAGCTCGGCCCGGTGCTCATGCGGGCCACCGAATCGCTGTCCTACGAGGACTGCGCGGTGTTGCACAAGGCCCTGAGCTCCGCCGGCGAGATGCTGTACACCGAGGCGGGTTACGACGGCCGGGCCCTTGCTGAGGACCCGATGGCCGAGATCGAAGCCCTGGTCGAGGGCCAGGTCGCCAAGGGCGACGTGTCCAAGGCCGGCGCCCTGACCGCCTTCTTCGATGACAACCCGGGCGCGTACGACGCGTACCGGGCCGAGCGGACCCGCTGAGGAGCGACTGATGGCCTACGACGAGACCCAGCGGCGAATCTCGCTGGATGCCGACGCTTCGTTGGCGATCCGGACGGGCGTGCCGGGCATGCCCGGTTCGGCCGACCCGAACGGCGGCAAGCAGTACTACTTCGTGAAGGTGACCGGTGAGCACCAGGCCGGCCTGGTCTCCGCGGCCGCTGGAGACTCGGTCGGGGTGATGCAGAACAAGCCCCAGATCCTCGGTGAGGCGGCCACGGTCTGCATCAGCGGGGTCAGCCTCGTGGTGGCCGGCACCGCTCTCGTCGCCGGTGATCCGGTCGCAGCCGGCGCCGACGGCCGCGGCACCAAGTGGACCACCGGCACCCAGGTGGGAACCGTTATTCAGGGCGCAGGGGTCGGACAGCTCGCTGTCGTCCTTGTGCGGATCTAAGAGAGGACCGGACCAGTGCCTATGAACCCGGGAAGTCCCGACGTCCACATCGACGGTCCTCTGACCAACGTGTCGGTCGCCTACTTCCAGGACACGAGCGACTTCATCGCGGACAAGGTGTTCCCTTCGCTCCCGGTGGACAAGCGCTCGGATGTGTTCTGGAAGTACTCCAAGGCCGACTGGCGACGGGCTGACGCGCAGAAGCGCGCCCCCGGCACCGAGTCGGCGGGAATCGGCTGGTCCAACCAGACCGACAACTTCTACGCCGAGGTGTATGCGGCGCACGTCGACATCGACGCGCAGACGCGGGCCAACGCGGACTCCAACTGGAACCTGGACTCCGACGCGACGCGGCTGGTGACCTCCCACCTGCTGCGCGGCAAGGACCAGCAGTGGGCCAACGAGTACTTCAAGTCCGGCGTCTGGGGCACCGAGCTCACCGGCGTGGCCTCCGCGCCGACCGGGAGCCAGTTCCTCCAGTGGAACCAGACGGCGTCAGACCCGCTGCTGAACTCCACCAACTGGCTGACCGACTTCCGCCTGCTGACCACCAAGGCGATCAACTTCGCGGTGCTCGGTGTGGACGTCTGGAAGGCGCTGAAGAACCACCCGGCGATCCTGGACCGGATCAAGTACACCCAGAAGGGCGTCATCACCGAAGAGCTGGTGGCCGAGTTCCTGGGCATCCCCAAGCTCTACATCGCCTACTCCAGCCAGGCCAACGGCCCCGCGATCAACGACGCCAAGTCCCAGGACGCGGCCGCGACCTACACCTGGACGATCGACACCAAGTCGGCGCTGCTCGGTTACGCCCCCAGCCGGCCCAGCCTGCTGGAGCCGTCCGCGGGCTACACGTTCAACTGGCGCGGCTACGGCGCCGGCAACAAGTCCGGCCTGACGATGAGCAGCTTCTACGACCCGAAGATCAAGGCGGACCGGATCGAGGGTGAAGCTGCCTACGATCTGAAGCTGGTCAGCCGCGACTGTGGGGTGTTCCTCAAGAACGCTGTCGTCTGACCGATCACCGCGACGACGGGTCGGGCCGTGCCTTTCGTCAGGGAGGCACGGCCCGATCTGTGTCCGGAGAGGAAGCGCAGTGATCAAGACCTTCGAGGTGCGCCGCCGGGCCCAGATCGGGGATGGCTGGCGCGAAGCTGGCGAGCCCTGCCCGGAGGCCCATCTCTGGCGGTTGACCTGGGGTCTGGTCACCGGCGGCGTGCTGATCGAGAAAGAGATGTCCGAGAAGGACTTCGCTGCCGCGGTTCAGAAGTACTGCCCCGAGGACGCCGGCGAGATCTACCCCCTCCTGGGTATCGAGGCCTTCGAGTCCGACGCCACCGACGACACCGGTGAGGGCTTCCCCAAGACCGCTCCACGCAAGCGGGCATCCAAAGCCGTACTGACCAGCCCACCCAAGCCGCTGGGGGAGTAATGGCCTACGACGGCGACCCCGCGGCCAGCCCCCTGGAAGCCGTGCGGTTCTGGGCCCAGGACACCGGCACTCCGCCGCTGCTGTCCGACGAGGAGATCAACTACCTCTTCGAGTTCATCGACGATCCCGAGGCCTCACCGATCACGGTGGCGGCTTTCGCGGCCGACGCTATCGCGGCCAAGTACGTCGGCGAGATCAGCATCAGCGCCGACGGTGTCAGCTACTCCGGCGACCAGCTCATGACGCGCTACCAGGCGCTGGCCACCCAGCTGCGCAAGATCGACGCCCGGCAGACGGCGCGCTACGCCGCGCCGTACGTGGGCGGGGTGCTGATCGGGGAGCACGCCCTGCCGGGGGTGCGCGAGCCGCAGTTCGGCATCGGCATGTTCGACAACCCCGAGGCCGGCAACCAGGAGTTCGGCTACCTCGGCGAGCTCGGAGTGGATGACCCCGAGGGGTCGGTGGGCTACTGATGCCCTATGCGATCAGTGAGTTCGCCCGGCAGAAGGTCCGGGCGTACGCCGAGGCTCACATGGACGGCCTGGTGACCATCGTGCGCGGCGGCCGCGGTGCGATGGACCCGACCACCGGGCGGGTCGCCGGGGTAGCGGTGACGGCCGTCGTGTACGGCAGCACCACCCTGGCGGCGCCGGGCACCCAGCTGGCACCACCTCCGCCCCCTCCGGTGCAGCAGCGGGCACCGGTAACGGTGTCGTTCCCCACCGATGAGCCCGCTCCCGACTCCGGCCCCGTCGTCACCCCGGCGGCCTTCCCCACCCCGGTCGAACAGGCTGAGGCCGATACCGGGGGCAAGGCCCGGTTCCACACCGTCACCGGGCAGGGAGCCATCTCCAACGGTGTCGGCGAGTACGACATGCGCCAGGTCATCGTGTCGATCCCGTGGAGCGCCGCCCTGCCGCGCCAGGACGACATCATCCTGGTCCGCGATGCCGGGGTGGATGACACGCTGAACGAGGCCACACTGCGCATTGTGGAGGTGGAAGGCGGTAGCGCCTTCGGGGACGCCAGAAGGCTCTCCTGCACGCTGCAGGGCTACTCCGAGTACTGGACGGGGGTGGGGACGCTATGACCAGCCTGCTCGAATGGATCGGGATCCTCGAGAACGCCGCCCAGAGCACCGACGCGATGAAGAAGAAGGTGACCCGCAAGGCCAGCCTCCAGGCCGCGACGGGGTTCCGCAGTGCCGACATGCCCGGTCCGGGGCTGGAGTCGATCCTGACGCGCACCCGGAGCACCACCAAGAGGGTGGACGACAGCGCGCAGGCCGCGGCCACCGTCGCCGACGACATGGCGGAAGATGTGCTCACCAAGGGCACCGATGCCCTGATGGAGGACTCGTGAGCACCACCATCGCCCGGGCGCCGTTGACCGACAAGGTGCTGGCCACTCTCAAGGCCACCGGGATCGCGGTCGGCGACGGGGAACTGCCCGACGCGTCGTGGGTCGGGCACCCCAACGCGCCCGGGTCCAGCTATGAACCGTTCGCGGTGCTCGGCGAGCTGACCGCGGATCGGGCCGACGGCCCCATCGGCGACAGCCAGGCCGACTGGCGGATGCCCTACATGGTCGAGTACTTCGGCATCACCCGGTCCCAGGCATCCTGGCTGGCCGACAAGATGCGCGGCGCGCTGGACTCCCTGCGGTTCACCCGGATCACCCTGGGCCCCGCCGACTACAAGGTGCAGTACGTGCGCCACGACAACCTGGGATCGCCACAGCGCATCTCGGTCACCAACCCGCCCTTCTGGCACCAGCAGGACGGAATCACTCTGTGGATGGGAAAGGAACGGTAATGGCACTCGAAACGATCAACATGGTCGACCCCAACGGCAACACCGTGGAGGTGCCGGCTTCCAGCCAGGAGGTCTACGAGCGGCAGGGTTGGACGGTGGCCTCCGATCAGGATGCCAACGCGGCCGGCCAGTCGGGCAGCGGTGTCCGCGAGGACCAGCCCCAGGTCCTGGGCGAGCCCGGCGGACGGAACGCACCGCCGGTCGACCCCAACACCGGACAGCCAGTCCAGTAGTCCCCGGCGCGTAATGACAGCGCCGCGACACTGGTTCTAACGACCGAGGAACAGGAGCAGGCGATGGGCCGGTTCATACCGAACGAGAACACCTGGATCGCATTCAGCCCGACCGAGCCGGCCGTCTTCGACGCTCCGAAGGTCTCCGAGCTGACCGCGGCCACCGAGGTAACTTCGCTGGTGTCTGGGCTGAACTTCAGCGCCCAGGGCAGCGCGGTGCCGACGCCGGACCTCTCGACACTGTTCGAGACCAGCATCCCCGGCACCACCACGGCCACCGCGTCGATGGACGGCTACCGCGATGACACCGCCGACGATCTGTGGGAGCTGCTGCCCCGAGGGGCCAAGGGCGTCGTGTACATCGCCCGGTACGGCGGCAAGCCGGCCACCGGGGACGGCGTCGAGGTGTGGCCGGTTCGGGTGATCAGCCGCACCAACGCGAACATGACCAACAACACCGTGGCCACCTTCACCGTCACGTTCTCCGTGCCGCGGGAGCCGGCCGAGGATGCCATCGTCGGGACCTGACGGGTTTTCCCAGGTAGTCATGGATATGCTCCCTCGCAGGGTCGCTGACTGCCGAGGGGAAATACATGGCTGCAATCACCACAGCGACCGAGACGACCGAGGAGCCGGAGAAGGTGTCCGGCAAGCCCGCCAAGCTGAAGCGGGCCACCCTCAAGGACCTGTTGGGCAAGAAGCCCGCTCAGGAGGAATTCTCGGCACCCTTGGGGTCGGGGGATGCCGAGATTTCCTTCCTCTTCGTATCCATCGGCGCCCGGCGCTACGACCTGCTGCTGTCCAAGTACCCGCCCACCACCGAGCAGCGGGCCGGCGGCGCCTCGTTCAACACGGACCTGTTCGCGCCGGCACTGCTCACCGAGGTCTGCCGGGAGCCGGCGATCGACAAGGACGGCTGGGCCGAGGTCTGGAACAGCGACAGCTGGAACCGCGGCGAGGTCGCCGCGCTGTTCTGGAAGGCTGTCGAGCTCTGCAACTCCCGGGTGGAGGTAAACCCTATCGAAGCAGGCTGAGGGCCGACTCGGAGTTCTTCTTCGAGCTTCAGTTCTGCAACGAGCACGGCATTCCGCACTCCGAGTACCTGATGTGGGACCCGGTGGACAAGGCCAAGATGCTGGCCTTCGCGACGGAGAAAGCGGACCGGTGCTCCATGTGCGGCACCGGGACATGGGAATGGGATCCCGCCCAGGGCGGCAGCCGGCACGCGTACGAGCCGGTGGAGAAGTTCTGTCCCGGCTGCTACGCCAAGGCCGCGATGCGCACCATGGATGCGGGGCGCAACACCGACGGCATCACCATCGAGCTGGCGCGCAACGACCGGTCGGTGCAGGCTGCGCAGAGGCATGTGAAGGCTCGTAGACGGGCGGAGAAAGAGTGACTACCTCGTTCGCCGACGCGCCAGGGCAGGGTCCGGACCTGCACCGCCAAGTCGAAGTCAGCCTCGCCACCGATGTCTCCGCGTACACCGCCGGCATTCAGCAGGCCGTGGCCGCCACCAACCAGCTGGCTTCGGCCATCGGTGGTGCTGCCCAGCAGGCCGACTCGCTGTCCAAGCGGGCCGGCAAGTCCATGGCGCACTTCGCCATGGGGGACTTCGCCGCCCTGTCCGGCGCTACCGCGGTGGCCTCCCGGTTCGAAGCGCAGCTGTCCACCCTGAACGCGACAGCCGCCATCACCGGTTCGTCCATGCCCGCGCTGAAGAAGCAGATCTCCGGGGTGTTCACCGACTTCCCGGTGTGGCGCCAGCAGATCGTCGCGCTGGCCCAGGCCATCTCCAACCTGGGGGTGACCAAGCCCCAGGACGTCGGCGCGCTGACCCGGAGCTACACCAAGCTGGGCGCGGCCACCGGGGAGGACTCCTCCGGGCTGGCGTCCGGCGGCATCCAGTTGTCCCGCCAGATGGGCAACATGGACCCGGGCAAGATCGACAAGTACAACAACGCCCTGGTGACGCTGTCCAAGAACGCGGGCGTCTCCGCCCAGTCGGTCACCGACTTCGCCCAGCAGTTGGCCCCGTTCGCCAACCAGCTGGGCATCGGCGAAGCCAAGGTGCTGGGCATCGCCACCGCGTTCCAGAAGGCGGGGGCCGACGGCACCTACGCGGCCAACGCGTTCAACCAGATCGCCCAGGAGATCAGCCAGCTGGAGAAGACGGGCTCGCCGAACCTGTCCAAGTACTCCGCGTTCCTGGGCAAGAGCAACCAGCAGTTCAAGAGCATGTCCGGCGAGGACCAGATCACCGCCATCTTCGAGAAGATGTCGAAGGGCGGGGCGCAGGCCGCGCAGTTCGCCGACACCCTCCCCGGCGGCCAGCGCACCCTCAAGGCCGCCCAGCAGGTGGCGCAGACCGGCGACATGCGGTCGATGATCGCCATGGCTGTGGGCAGCTCCCAGGACACCAAGAACCTGGACAAGGGCGCCCAGGCAGCCATGTCCGGGCTGGGCGACGCGGTCACCGGAGTACGCAACGAGTTCACCGAGCTGGCCACCATCCTGGGAGACCCGCTGCTGGGTCCGCTCACCAAGCTGGTGAACCTGTTCGGCGACGTGGTGCACGGGGTGAACTCGCTCCTCGAGCCCCTGGGCAAGCTCCCCGCGATCGCCATGGCCGTGGCTGGCGCGGTGGCAATCCCCGGCGCGGTCGGCCTTGCGCATTCCGGTCTGGCCGCCGGGGCGGGGCTGATCCGGTCGTCCCTGGGCGGCAACTCCGGGTGGCGCACCGTCATGCGCGAGGGCCGCCAGGTGGGCCAGCAGATGGCCGGCGGCATGTCCCGCGACGAGGCGGTCGCCGGGACCAACCTGGGCAAGCAACAGCTGCCCACGCACCTGCAGGCTCTGTTCGATCAGGCCATCAGCGCCGGGCAGAAGCAGGGCCCCGGTGGCGGTGGGCAGAACCCTCTGGTGGCGGCGTTCCAGGCGGGCCGGGCCGGGACGACCGGTGCACAGGCCACCAAGATGCAGCAGGCGGCCGCGGCGGCGGGGCAGGCGGCGGGGCAGGTCGGCCAGCTGGGCCTGTTCGACAAGCTCGGCAACGTCAGTGCCTTCCTCACCGAAGGTCAGTTCGACCCGGCGATAG